ATCTCAAGCGGGCCTCGTTTGTGGTCATCTGGAATGGTGCCCAGCACAATGGTCGCAACGCCAAGGCGCTCTGCGAGGCCATGAAGATCCCCTATGCCTTCTTCGAGTGGGGTGTGGCCCCGCAGGCCAAGACCTTCCTTGTCGACCTCGATGGCTTCGCCGGGGATTCCATGCTCATGCGCCCCCTGGGCTGGGTCACCGACGCTGACATCAAGGTGTACCGTGAGGGCGTCACCGAACTCCGCACCAAGTATCCCTTGGAGCCCAAGAAGGGACGAGTCCTCGTACCACTCCAGATCGAGAACGACTCCCAGATCTTGTACCATTGCCCCTACCGCAACATGGGTGAGTTTGTTGAACACGTCGCTGCGATGTATCCCAGTCATGACATCATCGTCCGCCCCCATCCCAAGTCGGGATCCCAGAGGCCCTGGAAGTCAGCACGGGCCACCATTGAGAACCGAGACACCATCAAAGACTTCTATGAAGCCGCGCGTATCAGTGAAGTCGTCGTCGGCATCAATTCGACCTCCCTCGTCGAAGCCGCCATGATTGGGGTGCCCGTGGTGGCCATGGGCAAGTGTCCCCTGCAAGTCCAGCCCTGGCGCCACCGCGAGCGCCTTCTCGCCGGGTACTGGGCACTTAGAGTTCCGCGTACCGCAAGCATTGGAGATGTCCTCCAACGCTTCAACATCAAACCCATAGACTAAGGAGATTACAATGGATTCGACCCCACCAGGCCCAGGTGCCCCGAGCAGACCTCCACTACCAGTGGAGATCCAGAATGTTCTCAACCATGTCGCTGAAGCCAACAGGGTGATAGGGACTTTGCTTGCCGTTATCGGTCAGGCCGCGACGACCCCAGGCATCACCCCACAGGAGTTCAAGGCACGTATGAGCACGGACTACGTGCAGAATTTGTTTCCGAGGGTTAGCGACGAAGTCATACATACGAAATTCGCCATATCAGTGATCCCAGACGCCCCTCCGGCTTGACACCACTGAGAGTCATGGTTTACTGTGAGTCAACCCACCTACATGGGCTCACGCCCAGAGGAGACTATATGTCGAAATGTTCTAAATCCTGCAACCCCAACGCCAACTTCGAGCGCCTGAAAGAGATCGACATTCTCTTAAACTGCGTCATGGGGATCGCCAATCTCGAGGCCACCCGTCTGAATGGCCCCAACTGTATTGATGATCTCTTCCAGAAGGTCAAGTCACGTCTCATGTACCTGATCCCTGGTGAAGGTCCATGTATTCTCCCACGTAGTGACGTCACGCCTCCTGTGAAGGGGTCCAGTCACGGCATCATTATCGATGGACTGTATTGGAAGGTCATTCGTCACGGGGACACCATAGTGGCGCGTGCTGATGTCGATGCCATGAAAAGCACCGCGGTAGTGCAGTTTAGTAGTAAACAAGATGTGGCCGAAACTCTGGCGCGCGCTACCCGAGATATTCATGGGGCTTTGCATGAGATGGCACATGATAAGGCACACGCGATGGCAGACGCCGCTGCTAAGAAATCGAAATCCAAGGTTAAACCTGGGGGCACCCTGAAGGCCAAGGTCAAGACAGTCTCCAGCGTCGAGACTGTGAAGGCCAAGGCGAAGAAGAAAGGGAAGGCATGAGCACCGATCTCAAAGCAGTCATCGATGCCGCGACGGCATCTGTGGTCGGGGCTCCTGAGAAACCAGCGGCCACACCTGGGATCCTGACCCCTGAGGAACGCATGGCCTATGAGAAGGCCACAGGGGATCACCCCGGCAGCCGCGATGAAGCCCTGGAGAAGGCCAGGGCACTGCGCCGGCAGCGCATCCAGGAGGCCCGGAGTGCGGAGCAACAGCGCCAGCTCAGGCTCCTCAGGGAGCGCAGTATCGTTATCAAGGCACGGGCGCGTCGTGAGCACGCCAAGAAGAAAAAGACTCGCAGGAGTTAAGCATGACCACCCACCCCGGGCGTCACGATGCCTTCAACATCATCACGGCAACTGAAGCCCGGGCTGGGCGCATCCTGCGTTCCCAGCCCGCCGTGTTCTTTACATCACAGATGGAGAACGCCTGGTTGGGACGTGCCTACGCGGGCGCCACTGCATTCCTGGTCTGTGGGGGCCCCAGCGCAGGAGCCGTCGACCTCAAGGCGCTCTCAACGACTCCTGGGGTCGTCACGATGGCGGTCAACAATGCTGCCCAGGGCTGGCGTCCCCAGCTCTGGTGTGGTCTCGATGAACCCCATCGCTTCCTCAACTCGATCTGGCTAGATCCCGGTATCCAGAAGTTCTATCCTCTGGCCTATCAGGACATGCCGTTGCGGGACCACCCCGTGCGGACCCCCAAGGATTGCCCGAACACTTGGTTCATCCGGCGCAATGACAAGTTTGATGCCAAGACCTGGCTGCACGAGGACACCATCAACTGGGGCCAGGAAGGCGATGACTCCAGGCGTGGGGGTCGCAGCACCATGGTCGCCGCGATGCGGATCCTCTACATCCTGGGCTTCAAGCAGGTCTACCTCGTCGGTGCTGACTTCAAGATGGACCCCAAGAAGGCGTACAACCATGATCAGGTCGTCGATGCAACAGTCGCTGCGAAGAACAACTCACTCTTCGAGTACCTCAATGGGTTGTTCACCCAGCTCCAGGTCGAGTTCCTCCACCATGGATTCGATGTATTCAATACCACCCAGATCTCTGGGCTCACCGCGTTCCCCTATAAGTCCTTTATCGATGCCAGGGCCCAGGCCACCAATGACTCCAAGGTGAACCCCAGGGAGTCCTCGGCTGGGCTCTACGATGGCCACTTCAAGGAGCCCGTGAAGTCCACGCCGCCTCGAATAGCACCCCCTATACTAACGGATTCTTTGCGTGATCTCGCCTGGGGTTACTCCGCTGGTCTCGGTATCGCCGAGGTCAAGGCGGCCTGGGATGCCTATACCGCTGAGGTCGCCACCACGCCCGCTGGGAAGTCCACTGAACGCCTCGCTGGGCTCGAGGACAAAGCGCTGGCCGCCGCGGGGATCCCGCCTCGTAATGGGGCCTGGAGTATCCCGGCGACCACACGCCCCCTCAAGATGGACACCGACAAGCATGATGGCAGCCGACGTGCCTTCATCGTTGGCAATGGACCCACTGCTAACGTAGGTGAGGGCTGGCGGGATGATGGCATGCGATCCGATGATGCCATCATCCGAATCAATTTCCCACGCCTCGACGGCTACCCCGTCGGGGACCGCACCGACTACTGGGTACTGAACCCTCAGCATCCCCGTGCACTGGAAGACCTCGAGATCGGGCTGGCCATGCTGAAGCCCTGGAGAGTTGTCCTCATCCAACCCAGGGTTCTCGAGAACCCCGCACAGGGTGCTCGATATGCCGAGGTGCTCTCACGGCTACGCCACATCAGTGCGAACAAGCCAGATGTCTGGGATCCCGCCTACGCCGAGCGTCTCATGCAACCCCCGGTGGTCCACGAGACCTGGGGGCTATCCACTGGGGCTGAGGCCATCCGATGGGCGCGCACATGGGCTGATGCCATTGTGACCACGGGCATCGACACCCACATCGCACCCAAGATTGAACCCAAGCGTATCCGGTACTGGGGGGAACCCACCACGGGCGTCTATACACCACAGGAGCGACTGTACCTCAGGTTGCTCAAGCAGGCTGGCGGGTTCTCCGATCTCGAGGGCTTCGACTTAGAGCCCTTGGATCCCCCGACGGCTGAGGAGCCCACGATCCCCAAGATTATCCACATCATGGCTATCGGCACCAAGATTGAGGGTGCGGTTGCCTCCATGGTTGCCAGGAACATCAAGTTGTTGGAGTCCCTGGGCTGGGATGTCAACCTGTGGCAGGATACCCCGGAGACCGCCACGATGGTCACCAGTTTCTATGAAGACGATCTAGGTGTCACTGTCGCCGAGTTGCCACGTGATGCCCTCAACGAGATCGCGAAGCCAGCAGCGCTCCGCATGGGCGTCGGGGGCCTCTGCATCGATGCCGACGTCGAAGTCATCCGTGATCCCAGTGCACTCTGCGCCATCGGTGCCGGTGCCTTTGGATTCAAGGACCTCGATGGTAAGGTGCGATCCAGGGTTGTCGGTGCTGCCTACGACTCAGTTACCATCTCGGCATGGGCTGACTCCTGCAAGGCCAGGGTCAAAAACAAGGTGAATGTCGAGCTGGCGCTGGACTCCGCGCTCTCAGGGAACACCCGAGCCAAAGATTTCGTTGAACTCCCCTGGTGGTACTTTGACCCCGCGGCAAAGGCTCGCGAGGCAGGGGACCCCAAGACACCGCCAACGATGACATTGGTCGGCTCGGCCTGGGACTTCCGGGATGGTGTCGGCCCCTACACTTTCATGACGAGGTAACCATGCCGAATGTCTTTGAATCAACAGAAAACGTAGATGCCATGCTGCGTTCTAAGCGTGTCTTGGTTGTCGGTAACGGGCCTTCTGCACGGTCTGTAAAGATACCAGAGATCATGGGGGATTACGATTTAGTTGTAAGGTTTAACTGTTGGAAGAAGGACTCGCATACATCGGGTGAGAGATGCGATGTCTGGGTAACCAATCTGAGCCCGCATGACACGGAAAAACATCTTCCAAAAGCAGCAGCAGAGGGGTACAAGGCTTCACTGTTTTTGATTTGTGCTGGCCTCGGGGCACCTAGTTCTGTGCGAGTTTGCCACTTTAGGGATATCATTAAGACCGGGTTTGGGGATGTCCCCGTGGGGGAAGTCCCGCCCAGTTTCGCGAAGACTCTAAGTAAGCGGGTAGGAATCAAGGTAACCACTGGGCTGACAGCAATACACTACCTGCTTAGCCTGGGGTGTGAGGTGACGATCTGTGGGTTTGATATCCTCGCTGGGAGGCAGTGTACTCCTCGCCATTATTGGGGAGGTAGGTCGAATATACGCAAGAGTCACTCCCCTGCTAAAGAGGGCAGCATTCTGTGGGAGCTGATCTCGAGTGGTGCCATACGTACCGTAGGCGACGTGCCCGCGTTGTGGGTGGATACATCCCCAGTACGATCGCTGGATTACTTTGATAGCATGCAGGAAACTATACCAAGGATTATTCATTTGGTGTGGTTGGGTACAATGGTTCCAGAGTGGGTACGCGCTTTCATGCAAGCGGTTATAGACCTACACCCTCAATGGGAGGTTAAGCTGCACACAGATCTACCCAGTAGTGCTGGTAGTGAACTCGCCGAGGCGTACAACTCGGCGGAGCAGTGGTGCCAGCGTGCAGATATCGTGCGGTATGTAGCGCTCCGTGATTTCGGAGGCATCTACATTGATGCCGACTGCGTCATCCTTCGGGCGCTCGACCCCTTGCTGAAAGCAGGGCCTTTCTGGATCGCGCGTCAAGCCGACGGGCGCTTCAACAACGCATTCATTGGGTGCGAGAAAGGGTGTAAAGAGATCAATCAGATCATCCAGGAAGTCATCACTGTGCATCGCGGGGGCTCTAGTCGGAGGGCGAGGTTTGGTCCTGACATGCTGACCAATATGGTGGATGTCAGTAAGTCGATCACGGTAAACCAGCTCCCCAAGCATTATTTTATGATACTGGATAAGCAGTCATCCGCACACAAATTTCTTCATTCTGATACTCAGGCAAGGGCGGGTCATCTTAATAATTTGCAGGGTAGAATTACAGACGGAGTAACCCCATTCTTAGTTCATCTGTGGGGTTACGAGGGGTCTTCAAAGGCTCCAGTTTCCGAGGCTGAATCCGCTGCTGTATTGAAGCAATCAGAAGCCTACAGCAGGGTCGACGGGTATGCCACACATCTACCTGCGTTGACCTTTGCGGTAGAGTGCATGATGTCTAACTTCTCTTCGCCGCGTGTAGTAGAACTGGGGTGTGGATTTTATAGCAGTGTTTTTCTGAATGCTCTTTCAAAATCGTATGGGTTTAGGTACGACATAGTTTTCCAAGATGAAGCATGGGCCGATGCCATCAAGCCCCTTGTACCTAACGCTAATTGGATTCGTGTCGCCAAGTGGGATGCAGTGAAGTCTGTGCTCGGGGACTCACCAGACATTGGGCTGTGCTTGGTAGACCAGGAACAGGTTGTCGTCAACCGGTTACGGACTGCGTTGACGATTCGAGACATTTGTAAAATAATGGTGTTCCATGATTCTGATCGAATTGGTGCTGGGGGTAACAGTTCAAAGGGGCCATTAAGCATGGCAAACTTTAAGTTCCGTCGAGACTTTCTCATTAGAAAACCGTTCACGTCAGTGGTGAGTGATTTCATCGACGTGGCCAGTTTCACACCCTAGGAGCCCACCCATGTCGCCAACCGATCCAGACACCACCAAGGACTCGACTCCCCTGCTTCGCGCACGGGTCATCGAGGCTGAGTTCGACGTCAAGCCGAACCCCGTGGATTTCGATGCTGAAGTCGCCCGCATCAAGGCGAGTGGGCTAGAGCGTGATTCATTGCCAAAGGTGCTCGCACTCGTGAAAGGTCTCGCGGAGCAACCCCCACAACCCGCGGTTATGATGAACGCCGTGGAAGCCCGGGCACGAGGGGTCGACCTCACCGGGATCCACGCTGAGCTCGCCAACCGCCCGACCTGCCTGGACTGCGCTCGCAAGCATGTCGGCAGTGCGCGTGCCCTCCTCGTCGAGGCCAGGCTGGGTTACGCCCGACATGCCTGGTATGCCGTCGGGGAACTCGCCCAGGCCGAAGCCGAGCTCGTCGACAAATACGACTTCCTCGCCGAGTATGTCAGGGGTGTCCGCCTCGACCTCATGGCCTCCCTGGATCCCGCGACATCGTTGACCGCTGGAGGCCCCAGCATTGATCCTGGCCTGATCAAGTACCCGGATTGGGATTCCCTGATGGATGCGCTTGTGGACACCGCGGTGACCAAGTAGGCGGCATCGGCGTCCTTGCCGGGGGCAAGGGCGGCATAAGCTCGCCCATCGATAGGAATCCATGTGGCATCTCCGCACCGTTTGACAACCCCAGATGGGGCAGTTTACGATCTCCGCTGGGTGATCTCGTTCAAAGACGATCTCTCCAAGATCGCTGCGACTTTCTTTGGATCCCCGTACTCTCCGGTGATCTTTGATCGTACTGCTTTCTTGGCTCAATGGGACGCCTCCCGTGCAGGTAACCCAGCGTTCCTGGGCTGCCCCGCGATAGGTGCTCTACCTGATCTCATCTTGGGACAGACCACCCTCAATGTCCTCATGGTCACCCGGTTTGTGGACTACCCCGCCTTGGCGCAGGTCTACGCCTGGTTAGCACAGTCCGCGATGGCTGAGGACGCCCAGGTCCCCGTGGATGTTCCCATTCGGATTCCCCGTGCGACTTTCTTAGCCGCGTGGCCCAGTGGGTTGCCGTGGTGGAATCCAGGTGGGGGTTCCTCGTATTACAACCTCGACTGGGTGACGTCCTGGAACCGGGAGACCACCGCGATGTCTCGCTTTGCTGATTCACCTGATGTCGTCATCGGACTCCCCAGGGATGCCCTGGAGACCGCGATGCAGGCATCGAAGACGAGGTCCTAATGGCTTTCATCTCTAACTTCTTCACCCCTGTGCCAGGGGGATCCACCTATAACGTCCGCGAGGCCGTGATGTGGATTCCAATTGGTGGCGGTAAGGTCGCCGTACGTTTTGTCTCCCAGCCCAACGCTATGGTGGTTTTTGACGCCGTGCAGTGGGCTGCCGCGGTAGCCGCCTCGGATGCCTCGGGGTTCTGATGTCTTGCACGGACACCTGCGAGATCAGAATCCTGCCATCAACGATTTTGTGGACTCAAGGGGGATCATATGGGACTTGTTACCGCGCCGCAGATCTGGTATCCAAATGGGGCCAATGGCTCCGCCTATGATCTCACCAAGATCACCTGGTACGCGCCTGACAAAGACCCCGCTTTTGTGAATGTTCGCTTCAGAGGTCTCGATGCCGCCACGGTAAGATTTCCGCGTGCATCTTTTGAAGCCGCGATGGCCGCTGTCGGGTGATCCATGAAAAAGAAAACGAAATCGGCTCCTCGGCGTAAGCCGACGGAGTACACCCCACACACGGATCGCATGGTCGCCAGCAATGGTGTCGGCGACAGGAAGCACCCGGCAACTCGGGCTCCAGGTGCCCCCTCGACGTCTACCCCGATTAAAAAGAAACTCAAGGAGTCAGCACCCTTCCTTGATCTCTGTGTTGATCTTCTCAATTCAGTGGAAGACTTGAAAACACGCGTAGCCATTCTGGAAACAGAACGTGCGGCCACAAAACCCACCCGACGGCGTACCTGAGAGGATACCAACTGACTTGACTGAGAGTAAACCCCCGCAGGATGTAACCCCTGCGGCGCAAAAACCAACGACTACCTGGAGTGTTATATGACCACGCAATCCCTAGCAGCCTACAAGTTCGCAGCATCTTATGGACGCTTTTTACCTGAACTGAATAGACGCGAAATACCAAGTGAGAGTTTTGAACGTGTCATCGAAATGCACCGCACGAAATACAAAGGAGTTGATATCGAAGCCGAGTTGAGTTTCTGTCTGGAAGCCATGAAAGATGGCCTGGTCTTGGGCTCCCAGAGAGCACTTCAATTCGGCGGTTCCCCTATCCTGCGCAAAGAGGCCAGAGCGTTCAATTGTTCGGGGTCCTATGCGGATCGCCCCCGGTTCTTCCAGGAATGCCTGTATCTCCTGCTCTGTGGTTGCGGCACCGGGTTCTCGGTGCAACGCCATCACGTCGCCAGGCTGCCCAAGTTAATCGCGGTGGATAAACACCAGATCAAGGTGTTCACGGTTGCCGACAGTGTTGAAGGCTGGGCTGATGCCCTCGGCGTTCTCCTGGCCTCCTATGGATGCCTGGGTAGCGGCATGAACGAGTTCGCCGAAGAAACAGCACCAGGGGATGACTCCAAGGTGTCCTTCCAGCACCCCGGCTGCTTCGCCGATTACGTGGGCAGCCATGTCAGCTTTGATTACTCTCGCATCCGTAACCAGGGCTCGAGTCTGAGCACCGGTGCAGGCAAGGCTCCAGGACCTGGGCCTCTCTCGGCATCCCTGGAAAAGATTCGCGGGGTCCTCGATACCGCGTTGACCCGGTGCCATGGTGAGGACTGCCATCTCCGCCCCATCGATGTCTACGATATCATCATGCACGCCTCAGATGCTGTCCTCGCCGGTGGAGTCCGCCGTAGTGCCACGATTTGCTTGTTCAGTGTTGATGATCCCGAGATGATGAACGCGAAGACTGGGAACTGGATGCAGGACAACCCCCAGCGGGCGCGTTCTAATAACTCGGCGATGTTGATCCGTGGTGAGACCACCTGGGAAGCCTTCCATGACATCTTCATGCTGGCACGCCGCCAGTACGGGGAGCCCGGGTTCGTGTGGTCGGATAGCCCCGAGCTCATGGTGAACCCCTGCGTGGAAACCGGGATGTACCCCGCGATCTCCTTCAAGGATCTCTACGAGATGAATGGGGTGCCTTCTGCAGAAGGAGGGGATTGCCCTGTGCAGCGGATATCTGAATACTCGGGATGGGCATTCTGCAACCTCTGTGAAGTCAATGCCAAGGCCTGCCGTACCGATAAGGACTGGGGGCGTGCGTGCACCGCAGCGGCGATCCTGGGCACCCTCCAGGCCGGCTACACCAAGTTTGACTACCTCGGTAATGTCAGCGAGTGTATCGCGAAACGTGAAGCCCTCCTCGGGGTCTCCATGACTGGGATGATGGACAACCCCTCGCAGTCCTTTGATCCCAAGCGGCAACGTGACCTCGCCAAGCTCATCCTCGATGTCAACGCTGCGCTGGCACCCCGCCTGGGCATCCGACCGACAGCACGGGCTACCTGTGTTAAACCCGCGGGATCGACGTCATGCCTTCTCGGGACATCGAGTGGGATCCATGCCCAACACGCCAAGCGGTACTTCCGGAGAGCCCAGGCCAACGTCAACGAGGCCCCCTTCCAATACTTCAAGGTCCACAACCCCGATGCCGTTGAACGCTCGGTGTGGGAACCCAATGGGAACACCGCGGTGATCACGTTCTGCATCGAGGCCTCCGACGAAGCCCTGACGCGACGTGAGGTCAATGGGCTCAAGCAGCTCGAGTACGTCAAGCTCACCCAGGACAACTGGGTTGCCGCCGGCAGTGTTCCCGAGCGCGCCGTGAAGCCCTGGCTGCACCACAATGTCTCCAACACGATCACGATTCGTCAGAACCAAGAGGAAGACGCCGCCCGTTACATCTACGATCACCGGGAGTCCTTCACAGGGGTCAGCATCCTGGGGACCTCAGGGGATCTCGATTATCCCCAGGCCCCGTTCTGCGAGGTCCGTACCGAGAGCGAGATCCTGGAGCGCTATGGTCGCGGTGCCTTCTTTGCATCCGGCCTCATCGTCGATGGGCTCCACGCCTTTGGTAACAATCTCTGGTTGGCCTGCGATACCGTGATGGGACTCGGTGAAGCCTCGGTTCTCGCCAACGGGGTTCCGTATCCCGCGGATCCCAACACGCTCCCCGATGCCATCCGTGAGGCCTACGAGCACGTCCACGCACTCAAGAAGGATTGGATCCGGCGTGCACGTAAGTTCGCTGAGAATTACTTTGGATTCGACTCGGAGAAGGAAGTCGCGCTCAAGAAAAAACTTAATGTTGATAGTTCGGTCCCCCGGGCGGGTCGTTCGGTCCCCAAGTCGACTTCGCTGTCTAATCATTACGATGCACTGCATGATTTATACGCACAACGCGACGCCCTGCGGCAGATGACCTACTGCCTCAAGGAAGTCAACAACCTCCATCTCTGGGAGCGACTGACCAGGGGCTGGAGTGAAGTCGACTACTCCCTGATGGTTGAGGAACACGATGGCACCAAGGGGGCTCAACCCGAGATGGCCTGTGCCGGTGGAGCCTGCACCTTACAGCACGCCTGATAGTAGGCCTTGGCGGATCCCCAATCCCTGGTAGATTTTCAGGGTCGTCTGGATCCTCAGGGGTGGGTGAGTCAGACGACGAAGATGATTGGTGTGGCACCTAACCGTGCCGAGGTGGCCTCCGGGGAAACCCGGAGGCCCTTTTTATTGGCGACCCCGTGACCTCTTCCACGACTTGATATCTCGCTTACGCTGGGGACTTCACCGACGTCCCCGTCAACTCTTCTAGGAGATTTCCCATGACCAAAGGTATCAATGAAGCCGGCGCTCTCCGCCTCACCGTGGATTCCCGCGAACGCAGTGCAGGCCGCGCCAAGACCAAGCGCTCCCTGGAAAACCGCAATGTTGAGAAGTTCAACTTCCTCGGCACCACCACCAATGCCACGGCCACCGAGCTCTTCCAGAACGGTGACCAACGCCTCCCCGTTGGCATCTTCGCCGATGGCAGCGTTGGCCTGATCGAAGTCAAGGCTGTGGCCCGTAAATCCGACGGCGCCAAAGTCGCCGCTGAGATCCGGCGTTACCTCGTCAAGGTTGTCGGCGCCGAGGTCACCTTGTTGGAATCCGGCTCCCCCACTGCTGTTGATCACATCGGTGAAGCCGCCTACACGGTTGCCTTGATTGACGACGCCAACGTCCTCAAGCTCAAGGTTACCGGCGCCGCCGCGGAAACCGTGGGTTGGGATGTCCACGTCGAAGCCGTCGCCTTCATTCCCTGAACTCAGGTGAGTGTATGAGCCGAGGTCACGTCTCCTAGGGGACGTGACCTCGACGCGTTTCGTCTCTTTACAGAGAGTCAACCCTCATAGGCTGTACGCCATGAGGGCCTACGATGTCATCCTATAACTGGGAACAACTCGAACGATTCTTTCCGGGGTGCACCCATGCCGCCATTGATCCCTTTGGGATGCTGGTGGTCATGAAGTGCACCAAGGGCATCCCCTCCTTTGGCCAGGCCAGGCGCTGGATCCCTGGCCTCGTGGGGGAGCGCAGGGACTGCATGCTCACCAATGCCTATGGCCCCGACTTCATGCCGGAGACCACCCTGGAAGCCAATCCCAACCGTGTCGCCGAGATCCAGGCCGCGGTGCAGGCCGCTGCTGGGGAGTCCGTGGCCCAGGCGAGTCCAGCGCACCAGAACGTGGCCAAACCACCCATGGCGGCTCCGACCCCTGCGGAGACCCTGGCAGCCGCAGCAGCCGCGGGGACCAATAAGCATGGCTTCATGAATCCCCCGGAACAAGCCCACAGTGTCGACGGGGGTCAAGGCGTAGTCCACGGCATGACGTCCCCAGGCCCTGGTGTAACCGACCCCTGCAGGGTCAGCGCAGCCCTGGTCCCCAATCAAGTCAACACCAATACTCCCTTGAGTGAGGCCCCTGTCGTCACGACAAAGCCTGCGTACGGGGAGACCAGTGCGCTGCCCAAGTTCGAGATGGGACCCAAGACACCTGATCTCCACCCGCTCAGGAATCCCCAGGCCCCCAGCATGATTCAACTCGCCGCAGCGATCATAGACATCGCCGAGGGCACCCCCGTACAGAACTTTATCCCCATGGCGAAACAAGTCCTCCGGGACTTCGCCGCAGGAAAGATATCATGAAGACCACACCGAAGCCTCCGCCCCCACGTAATCTCGGCGAGGCCTGGAAACGCGCCCGGCTGGGGTGTGGCCTCGCCCAGGACAAGATGGCGGCCGCCCTGGGGGTCAGCGACTCCTATCTCAGTCTCATCGAGGCGAACCGGAGAACCCCCACGATTGACTTGCTCCGCAAGATGTCTGGGCTCACGGGATGGTCGATGGAAAAGTTATCCCCGGATCCCTTGTCCGCGGTTTCAGTTGAGGACCCCACATAGTCTCGACGTCGAGACTGTTCAGGGCGAGGGCATAGGCTTTCCTCGTCGGCTTGAAGCCTTAGGCTTCGCACATGGGAATCATTCGCTCAGTTAATAACCCCGCGAATGGGGAGCGCAGGATTCTGCGACGGCGACCCGACTCGGCGGGCCCCGTGGCATCAGCGAACACGGAGACCGCGGTTCCCGATGCCACCATGTTGGATCAATGGGAAAACCATGGGATCATCAAGCACGGCGTCCGTGGTGATGGTCGCGTCGTGATCCCACGTTTCCTCAGTGATCCCGCGTCACCTCAAGAAGGTGATTTCTGGATCCTCTATGACGAGGGTGTGGTATCCCTGCGGTATCGTACCGGGGGTATCACCTATAACTACACCGGTGGTAGCGGGAGTTCAGCGGGTTCCCAGTTCTCAGGGATCCCTGATACCGCAGGTCTCCGCAAGGGAGTCGCGGTGAGAACCTCGAGTACGGGCAAGGTTGGGCTCGCCCGTGCCGGCACGAATTCCGTTGCCGACAATCTCTACGAACCCCTGGGGCTCCTGAGTGCCACAGTTCCTGGATCCCCGAGTACCCCCGTGGACGACTTCGGTGTTATCCTTCCTGGGCATGTCATCGAGCTCACCCCAGGTGACGCAGGTGAGATCAAGTATCTCACCGGGGTATCTGCGTTGATTCCGAATCGGGTCTACTACCTCTCCAATATCTCGGGAAAATGGGTACTCAACCCAGACACCGCCGGTTGTGAAGCCGCGGTTCCCCTGTGTCGAGCACTGACGACCACAAAGGCCCTCGTTGATTTCAGCATGGCGATCATCCTATGACACTTGATACATTCCTGGCTTCCAATCTTGTTAAAGTTTCTGCGGAGGCGGATTTGCTTGCCCAGCCCAAACGGGAGCCACTGGAAGTCCACACCCTGCCGCCCCCGAATCCCACTCCAGGAGTAGGCCTCGCGGAATCCCTGGGCATGGGGATGCCATGGAAGGGTGCCCTCATCGGTGGCCTTGGTTTAGGTGCCTACAAATACCTGACTGCAAAGAAGGGTGACAAACTGCGGGATACCATGAAGGGGGCCATCACTGGCGCCCTTGGTGGTGCGGGTACCGAACTCGGCGCTGGTCTCGGTGGCGAGGTCGCCAGACGTCATGCTCGTTATGGTGAAGGCGGCCCCATGGCTACCACTGGTATCGCCGCAGGGGGCACCGCAGCTGGCGCCGGCCTCGGTCTGGGTTCCGCGTATCTCCTCAACAAGTTTTTGAGTCGAGATGGTGAGGATGAATAATGGCTACTCAGAAACCACTCTACTTTGATGGTCGCCAGCTCCGCAGGGCTTCCTCTACGAACCCTATTGCGGCGTCGGTCCTGGAATCCACTGTTGTCACCACCGATGGTCTCCACCCCTTCGTAGCCAATGTCGCGGGTGCAAAGGCTACCGAAGACGCCCACTTGACGACTCGCCTGGTCGTCGACCGCAGAATCGCGGATGGCTATTGGGGTGGCCCCGTTCAAGCCATCACGAATACACCTCCGGTATCCCCTGGTGCCGAGCAGCGCTGGATCACGGGTACACTCCCCACGGGGGACTGGTCTGGGAACCCCAATGCTTTTGCGGCATACCGCGATGGTGTCTGGAAATTCACCTCAGCAGCTGAAGGCGTCTTCGTCTTCAACAGGGCGACGCACTCCTATGTCCACTACACGGGTTCGGCATGGGCACCCATCCTAGGTACCGGTACGGTGACATCAGTGGGGCTCGCGCTCCCCGCTGAGTTCGACGTCACGGTCTCCCCGGTGACCGGTTCTGGAGATCTCACCGCGGGATGGGCGGTTCAGGCCCCCGGGGTTGTCTTCGCGGGTCCCAGTGATCCCCTGGTAGACCCTGCAGTACCTGGGTTCAGACCTCTAGTTGAAACTGATATTCCCTTTTGTGCCCTCAAGGGGGACGTGGGGTCATCTGGGCTCACCATGACCTCTGCACGGCTCCTCGGCAGGATCTCCGATGATCCCGGTGCCATCGAGGAGATCTCGATTGGGGACGGTCTGAGTCTATCCGCAGGGCAACTGAGCTGCACTGTATCACCTGCGTTGGAAACTGGTCGCGTTGGGTTCGGGGGATCAGACGACATTCTCACGGGGTCTATCTATCTAACCTATGTGAGTGATGGCGACACGGGCGGATTGGTTATCTCTAATACCACCGCATCGACCAGTACGACTACAGGAGCCCTTGTAGTCACTGGTGGTTTAGGTGTTGGTGGAACCAGCTTTTTTGGGGGTAGAGTTGATATTTCCTGTATTGGCTCGACACCCCCGGTTTTGACCATTAATCAGAATAGTTACCTAGCCGCCGATGGTGGGGGTAACACCGTTTTACACGTCTTTGACCATGAAGACACCCTTCGTGGAAAGGGTATCAGGTACACTGGAGGTTTTGGTGCTACTCGTGCGACTGGCCGCGCTATTTATGTTGCTCCTTGGCTGACTGTATTTGTTTGCACTGGTATCACAACACCGCCGTCGCGGTACGATAGATACACTGTTAATGGTATCACTTATGCGATAACTACTGTAAATGGTTCTCTTGTATATGCAGTTCGACTGACCAGTAGCACAGCGCTCCCCCCGGCATCGGGTAAACTTACTCGTACGGTCGGATCCGGCGATGCCGAGATATTATACACTGAGGTTTCGCTGATGGAAACTGAAGCCGTGCAGGCATCAGTTATTATTCGGTCGAACGGTGCAATTTCATTTGGTAACATCTGGGAAAATTGGGGTAATGTATCTATTGGAACCCTGGCGCACCCAGGTTTAGACGCAGCATCTCGCGAGCAGAAAACACTTGGGGTCTATGAAACCACGCAGACAGGTGAGCCTGACGAGGGCCACCTGTCCGTTTACGGCACAATTCGTCTGCAAGGGATCCAAAGCAAGGATGTTGCCAACGGTATATTGCAGTACAATGCGACAAATAAGTTCCAGGGGTATTACAACGGACAATGGAACACGTTTCTGACAGGCACTTTTTTTACAAATCGCGTTGCCTACGGCGGGGCGCTTGGAATAACCGATAGTGCAAACCTAACTTTTGATGGTGCAAATCTCAATGTTACAGGTACAGTAACAGCTATTTCCGCTGATCTTCGAGATGGGTTACAATTGATGGGTCGGGCTGGTGGAACAGGTTCATATCTCGGAACTTTTATACCAACTACGTTGACAGAATCTCGCACATACACCATGCCGGATAAAGACGGCACTGTGGCGATGACGAGCGATATAGTTGCTCCGAGTCTTGCAGATACCCAGGTAGGGTTTGGTAGCGGAAGTGATCTTCTTACTGGTTCTGCAAATTTAACATACATTTCGACTCTGGCTACTGGTGGATTAACAATCTCAAATACTACTGCATCGACCAGCACTACTACTGGTGCTCTTGTTGTTGCCGGAGGCCTCGGTGTCGGCGGTTCAGTCTATGCTGGCTCCGATGTCTCCGTAGGTGGAACTCTCATAATCAAGAATGTTAATGAGGCCGTGAACACTATTGGCAACACAGGCACGGGCACGATTACAGTCAACTGTCTGACCGCAAACCGGGTTACCATGACGGTGACAGGAAACGTAACCCTTGCGTTCACGAATGTCCCCTCCGCGGGCACCGCGAAGACGATGGTTTTGCACATAACTAATGGGGCTGCATTCACATTTGCGTTCCCGGCTAATACGCGGTGGTCAGGTGGTATCGCCCCTGTTCTCCGATCCTCGGGGCTGGACATCATAGGTCTGACCACGATTGATGGGGGAAACACTTGGGATGGAATCCCGATGTCGTTGGATAGTAAGGTACCATGACATGCCGATAGGCGGTGGAAACATCATGTACCCCTCGGCAGCGTACGCACCAATTACGCTGTATTGGGATACCAATGGTACCAGCATCGGCGCCACAAACTCGACGACGGCCACGGGGACCTGGGGGACCAATAACTTTTGGAGCACGGATCCCGCAGGACTCGTGGCTACGAGGGCCTGGATACCCGGTGGTGACGCCGTGTTCTCCGCTGGTAGTAACGCCACCGGGGTCTACACGGTGACAGTATCGGGTTTGCAGCCTGTAAGAAACATCACTGTTCGCAATGGCACGATTACGTTCACGACCGGCACACTACAAATCGCGCCGAGTGCTCAATGGTATAACGAGACATCAAATCTGGTTTCGGTTACCGCTGGGATCCGGTACACGAACACACTCACCCTGAAAAGTGGGGCATGGGTGATCACGAGTGCGGCGAGTGTGGGCACCGCAGGGGTTACCTTAGATGGCAATGGAGTCTGGGTACGGTCAGGTCACGCCAACTCTTTTGGAACAGGTATTCTAACTCTGAAGGACGGAAAATTGAGTTCCGACTCTGGTGCTGCCCGCGCCTTTACCAGTGGTCTCCTGATCTCGGCTTCTATCACTCTTGGAGATTTAACTAACACCGGGGCACTCTCCTTTGGGTCCAGCCAATCCATCACGAATCCAGCGGTGATCACTGCCTTGAGCAATGTCACCTTTGGCACCAACATGACTTGGGATGGCAACGCCATCACTTTTAGAGGCCCCGGAGTAGTCACACAGACCTCGACTATCCCGGCGGCGTCGCATACAGGATCTATAACTATTGGCGATGGCACCACTTTCTCCGGCAACAACGTCGGGGGAATCGTGTCGGTGGGCAGTCAGAATAATTTGGGAAGTGGTGAGGTCACCGTCAATTATGGGGGCAGTCTGCTCTTTAGTGGGCTCTTCACGCCAACGAACATTATCACGGTCAACGCCGGAGGCACGCTCAATGCACTCTCCAATGTTCATGGGGTTTACGGCAGCGCCCCTGGTACACTCATTGTGCGCAGCATGGCCACTCTGGCTGAGGTGTCCAACACGGAGTTCCGGGTCACGGGCAACACATTCCCCGCCGCTGGTGTCCTGATAGGGGCCAACAATGGTAACAGATTGTTTATCGGCGACCGTGATGGGAGCTACATAAATTCGCAACCCTATCCCATACTCACTGGTACGATGGTCTTCAATCAGGTCGGTCCTAATGCTGCTAATGGTTTCTTTTTTGGTCCACTCAACACCGGCACTGCTCCGACAATTGCGTTCAATAATTCGGTTCCTTTGGTGAGCGGCATCAATTTCAATGGCACCACTTTGGGTGGCGATCTCACCCTCGCCGGCAGTGGCAACACCGGTCTGACGGGCCTGGTGCCCACTGGTGCGGCGGGTGTGTTGGGGACAGTCAGTGGCAATCATGCGGTTACCGTGAACATGGCTCCAACTGGGGCGGTGTCGCTCACCGATCATGCCACGACCAAGTTGACCACGTTGACCGTCAATTCAGGCACCGCCATCGTCAGTACCGATCTGGGTAGCAATACCGCACAACTCAATGGCGGCGGCATCCGCATGGGCACCGCCATCAGTTCGGCCATCAACGTCGGCGCCAATGGCGGCGTGCTCGAAACCGCTTCGGCCTTGAGTTACACCGGCAATCTGACGGCAACCGCAGGAGCATCCAACCTTGTCCTCCGCAGTGCAGGCGGCGCCCTGACGATTGCGACCGGCACGAATACCGGCCTTAACGCTGGGATCACCCTCGCCACCGCCGGAACGCCCAGGAGCGTTTATTTCAATGGGACGGCTACCCAACTCCCCAACGCCGCTTACAACATCACCATCCCCGCCGGTATCTCCTTCGGCGGCACGGCAGTCAATACCAGCGCCTACACCAACAAGGGTCGCTTCGTCCTCCAAAGCGGTACAACCGACGCGGTCTATGACATCGACGCCCACGACACCTCGCCCAATCTGTCGGACACAGGTCTGGACAAGGATGTCTGGATCGGTTTGTCAGGTACAGCCCTGGCCGCCAGCGGGTACACGCTTCGCACCACTGGGAGTTACCAGAACGATTACCGCGTCGTCCCCATCGCTACCACCACCCAGAATAACACCGTTTTCACCGGCGCGGGTAAGAACCTGATCGTTTCCACAGGTGTCGTGCCCACCGACGTCAATTCCAGCGCCACCGACGTCCTGGGCAGTGGCTTCGCGCTAACCATCACCGCCGCCCAGAACTACACCGGCTCGACCACTGTCCAGGGCACCGTCAAGAACGCCCTGATGGGCGGCGGGGTGAGTGGGCCGACACTGGGGATTGGGGCGCTCGGTGACTTGTCGGGTACGACCGGCATCACACTGGACAAGTCAGCTACGATGATCACCAGCGGCGGCCCGGCCAACTACGGCCGCATCACCGCCGCCAATGTGCCCATCACTGTCAAGGGCGGCGCGATGTTGACGGATGGTTCTCTCAACAACAACGAAAACATCGGTGTAACCGATCGCATCGTCACATCTGCCGACCTGACCCTCGGCGGCGACACCGGCGGCGGCGCATTCCGCATGGCGTTCCCGGTATCGGGCATCCATGCCCAGACGCTCGACGCCCTTACCGTGAACGCTGGTTATAGCGCCATAACCAGCATCAACTCCGGCAGTACAGCGAACCTGACCTTCAGCGGCGGGGCCAAGGTGACCCGCAGTACCGGCGGCGTGCTTGCCATCGCGACCGTCACCAATTACAACATCGCCTTCACCGCCGCCCCCAATGCCACCGGCATGGTCTCCGGTGGCACGTACCCCATCCTTATCGGTGTGGTCAGAGGGCCGAGTGTGGGTGGTGGGATTCAACCGACCGAATGGGTGGCCGCAGGCGCAGGTGGTCTGGCCTCCACGACCTATGTCAACAACGACTATAGTTCGGCCAACAATAACGTAGATGCTACCGCCAGTGCCAATATCGCCGCAGGCAGCACGATTAACTCGTTGCGGTCCATTGCTACCGCCACGCTCACCCTCGCTGGCAATCTGACTATCAATTCTGGTGGTATCCTAATGGACCCCGGGGCCGGCAATAAAACGTACAGCATCACCGGCGGGACGCTTCGTTCCGGTGTTGATGAATTGATCATCTTCGGTAACTATGGGGCTGGAAATGCTCTGACCATCAGTTCTCAGATCACCGGTGCAAACCCGCAGAACATCACGTTGGCCGGCGACAATACTCGCACCACGGTCACCCTCTCCAACGCCAGCAACTCGGTTGGCAACATCTACATCTATGGCGGCACGTTGATTTCCAGCGTCGCCGGGGCACTTACTACCGGCAGTACCGACACGATCTATATGTTCGGCGGCTTTCTCAGTTTTCCCAACAGCACGACGCAGGACTACGCCGGCCGCAAACTCGTCGTCGGCCCAGCCGGCAGCACTTACATCGACGGGGGTACAGCAGCGGTGAGTTCGCTAGGCGGTGCGGTCACGCTCAACGGCAACCTGAACGTCACGGGTTTGGGCAACAAGACTCTCTCCGGCAACATTGGCACCGCACTCGGCATCGAGGGTGGTGGGCAGGGCACGATCACAGCCCAGACCAATGCCGGGCGACTCACCCTCAGCGGCAACAACCAATACTGGACCGGCGGCCTGAGGGTTGGCAACGGCATGCAGGTACGTCTGAATCACGCCAATGCCGCTGGCAGCGGTCCCCTCGTCAACCACGGGGCCATCGGCATCATCGAGTTCACCAGTAACTTCGGCACGAGTCTGGCCAACGATGTCATCGGCTCGGTTAGTACATCCGAGACCCTCATCAGTAACGCGAAGACCGACGCAGCGGTAACCCTGAGTGGTCGGATCTATTCCGTCGGCGGCCTGACCTTCCAGGGCTACGACAACGCAGGTGCCGTCAGCGAAACCGTCCTATCCGGCACCCTGTCCATCTCTGGCATCCCCGACATCTATTCTTACGGCGATACCTCCAACCTACAGCGCTTCGTCAATGGCCAGGGCGGCATCAACTCAGGCATCACCAAGTACCAGACCACCACGGCGTTGACCTATGGCACCGCTGGTTTCCTGGCCTATGCGGGTGGCACCACGACGGCGGTCGAAAACGGCGCCGAGGGCTATGTCCGGTTTAGTGGCGCCAACAGTTTCATCCCCGGTGCCGTCGGACCCGGATACCTCGCAGCCCTCCGCAAGGGGGGTGCCAGCGCTTTGAACTACGGCTACCTACTCACCGCAGGCAGCACCTACAGGCTTCCCCAAGGAAAATCCTTTGTCCTCGGCACCCTGGGCTCCGGCACCGCCCAGGTCGGCACCCTGGGCGCCACGGGTTCTGGAACCGCCAACCTGGATGGTGGCACCAAACATGAGGCCAGCACCGGCCAACTCCTCGCCGGTCTCTACGGCGGCGACATCAATATCCACGGCAACGCCAGCGGGGATACCGGGAGTCTCAAACTCCTGACCCGGGACGCCGACACCACCCTGGTCCTGGGCAATACAAGCCAAGTCGTGTTCACCCCAACCTGGGGCGACAGCGGTGGCCAGTCCTGCATGACATTGATGCGCCACCGCAGTGGCAACACCACGCTGCGCAAAACTGGTCTGGGTACCCTGGTAGTCAAGAACACTGCCTATAACCAGGTCAGTGGAGTCGATGCCCGTGGTACCTTTACCTGGCAAGTCGATGCTGGAACCCTGCGGTATGATCAGGTTGATACCGGCACCGACGCCGATTATTTGGGTTTCAACGTCAATAGCACTGCAACCCTGGCTGGATCGGGAACGATCAAGGCAAGTGTATCCGTGGTCTCCGGTACTCTCAACCCAGGCAGTGCGACGAGCCCAGCAGCGTTGACCATGAAGTCACTCACGCTGAACGACTCCAGTGCGGTAGTCGCCCTTGATCTCGCCGGGGATACCGCGGGGACCCAGTATGACCAGCTCGTGATCCCAAGCGGAGGTGATGGTGTTTTCCTGAACAATGCCACGCTTGCCATTGTATTGAGCTATTCTCCTGCTGTAGGTAAAGTATTTACCATTATTGACAGGCAGTCCGCCGGGGCCGTCACCGGGGTGTTCAATGGGCTCGCCGAGGGTGCCACTGTTGCGAGCACGGGGATCACGCGTAATTTCACCATATCATACGTTGGCGGCGACGGGAATGATGTCACACTAACCGCGCAATAACGAAAGAGAGATAGCCATGCCCTACAAGATACCTAAATATACCCCAAACGTGGAACCCGGGGAAAAGCGGCGGCGCATCTGGCGCAACGAGAATGAGAATCCGCTGTCGGGTACTCCCTATGCACGGATGCACGAAGAAGAGGCGGTCCTCGTCGAGGATGACGACGGCAACCTCGTCGAGCGCTCATTTGGCAATCGCCCACCACCCCTGACGCATGTCCCCAAGGACCCCAACGAAGTCGTCGAACTCAGGAGTCTCGTGGATGACACCTTGCTCGGGCAGACCACGCTAGGCATGGTTCATACCATGATCTACTCCCTGGGCCGTCACATGCAGAAACTCCGCGATATCGCGGAGACCGCACGTATCAAGGCAGAGGAAGTCGCCGCGGCCACGGAGGCCGCACGTCTCGCCCGTGTAGCCGCCGACAATGCCTTATGTGATGCCGGCCGCCTCGCCGATTTCGCCGCTGCGCTGCCTGCAGGTGAAGAGAAGGTCGCCGCTGAACAGATAGCATTGGATGCCGCTGCAGCAGCTGCGCTTCTGGTCGCCGAAGCCGACAGGCTGGATGCCGTTCTCGCCGCGCTCATCGCATCCTAGTACATCGGATGAACCCGCGTGGAGATGTCGTGCCAGGCGGGTAGGTTGCTCTCTGGATGGCTGCCATCAGAATCCTCATTACTCACCTGCTCGCAGCAGGAGGTGAGTACACCCACCCATGCCTGCGTAGTCAGGCTTTTTCAAGGAGATTCCATGAAGATTTCAAACCGCGGCATCCTCGAGCTTCGTCAGGCCCTGATCGCTCTCGATGGACTCCCAACCCCGACGTCTCTTGAGAACAGGAACGCGCAGACGTATTTGAAACCATATGACTTCACGGGAACCGTGCGTTTCAGAATTGGTAAGACACTGAATGCACTTAAACCAATAGCGGAAGCCATTGAAAAGGCGGGCGATGAAGTCACCCGGAAGTATGCTGTGGATAACATGATTCCGGGGCCAATGGTGAGTGCGTACACCGTTGAGCGCACCGAACTCATGGATGTCGAGAATGAAATCGACATTCCCAAATTGACTGAAGCCGATCTCAAACTCGACGTCAATGCGATCCCCGGCAGCGTCCTCAGCATTTTGTCCGTTATGATGTGATCTCATCGCGTGGTCCACGCAGGAGCCCAAGATGCCTATTGTCGGTGATGCCAAGAAAGTTCGGAACTCCATGGAAGACACCTACGGCAGTAAGGAAAAGGCCGAACGCGTGTTTTATGCGACTGCGAATAAGCAGAAGCGTGACCACAAGAACTGGAAGAAGGAGGCCTGGGAGCTCGGCCTTGGAAAGGTGGCTGTGGAGATCCTCCGTGGAGGTGAAGGTGACGGGATCGCCGCTGATCAACTCGATCCCCAGGCACTTGCCAAGGGAATGAAAGAAGAGGGGGAGCACACATCCAATCTGGCCCTGCGCAAAGAGATCGCCACTGATCACCTCGCCAAGGATCGCAAGTATTACGATAAGCTGGAAAAGATGGAGAAGAAGGCGGTTGCACCACCTCCATCGACTCAGCTTCCAGTGGCTAAGCTCCCAGGCCCAGGGACAGGTGCAACTAGGCCACCGATCCAGAACAGGCCGGTGACATCAACCACGCAGCTTCCCCAGCAACCCCCTGCGCAAAAAGGCGGCGGCCTCCAACTGATCCCTAATAATGGACCCTGTGATCAAGTTGTACCACCTCAGAATAGATCGAAGACTTTGAAGACTTCGGTGGCCGGTGGGGTCCCCGGGGGTAAGGCAAGTGTTACGAGCCCAATTGGAGCCCACGCGGCATCGACATCGATGACCACTCCGGTATCGCCTCAAATAGGCTCAGTGGCTCAGCCATTGAAGTCCCCGGCGAGTCCTGGGTTCTCAGATGACCTCAGTGCATCGCAACCCACCCAGGTGAAGACATCAGTTGAACTCCGCAGACTCGGCGCCTATGCGATCCGGTATCTCGGAGGCATCTGATGCGTGCTGAGACCAAGATTCCATCTCCGGGTCGGGGTAGTGATCGCCCCGTGACCAATACACCCATGGCAACACCCACGGGTGGGAATCCTGTCAAGGCAACCAATGCCCACATGGTCGAGGGCAAAACCTTTCTTGAACTGTTCAGTGGTGGCGACTGCAGGGGGACCTCAGAGGACCACGACCTCCCATCTCCTGCGGAGCGGGTGTGGACCAATGCGAAGAAGATGCTGCCGGCGAAACCCAAGGATGTCGAGCCCGATGCGGCGACCTGGGCGAAGCAGCGCAGGGATCACAGCTTCGCCAGGGGTCTTGGCAAGAAAGCCGCTGAGAACGAACCTACACCTGATAAGCACGAGGGCTCCCCATCACAACTCCTGCGCCCGAGATCCGAACTCATCGCCTTCGATAAGGATGGTGTCGTCGGCATCGACAAGGGTGACTACATCCTGTTCCCTGGTGGGGGCATCGATGACGGCGAACCCCCGTTACTCGCCGCGATTCGGGAAGCCATCGAGGAAGCCGATCTCAAGATCATTTCTCCGGAGACCCGTGAGATCGTAGAATCGATTTGGCCAAGTGGGGTCAACGACTTCTGGGATGACTCCGCATTCGATGGCGAACGCACCTATTTCTTCACTGGGGTCCACGAAGGCAAACTGGGGACCACGCACCCGGATCGGGAGGATTTCGATGTGATCCCCTTTGCTACGCTGATCACCAGGCTAAAAGAACTCATTGCCAAGAACGACTGGGCCAAGAGGGCTAACGAGGTCCGCCTCGAACTCGTCGAGGCCGCCAGGGACATGGCGAAGAAGGATCCCGAGCTCAAGGGCAAGAAGTTGGCCAGTGTACCCCGCCAGCATCACGGCTGGGCGCTGTACCGTAACAGTCTTCGGCGCATCTATGCCCCCAAGGATCCCAAGGTCTTCGTGAAGGCGCTCCAGGACCTCGAGGCTGTCCATGGCCACTACTTCGATGAGGTCCGGAGATTCCCTGATGGCAGAGTCCTGGTTGTCCTCCGCAGCGGGGATGCCCCGACCAACGGGGACTTCACGATGGCCAAGCACACCAACACTATCGCCGAGAAGCATGCCGCGGAGATCTCGGGGTCCATGAGAACCCAGAAGTTCCAGGACAAGGTGCCCTCGGCGGCCCCAGGGCTCCTCGTCGACCTCGATGGTACCGTGGTCGCCGAATGGGATGACGACGCCGGCATCGAGGCCACCCAGAAGGTACAACCCGGGGTCAAAGAGCTCCTGCAGAAGTTTAAGGCTGCAGGGGTCCGCATCATCGGGGTCACCAATCGCAGTATCATGGGTACGAACACACTGCCCGATCTCCTCGACTTCAATGAGGAAACCCTTGAGCTCCTCCCTGAAATCGACGACATCGTGTTCTGCACGGATTGCGAAGACGCGGGCAGGAAGCCATCCCCCTCGATGCTCGAATACGCCGAGGAAGCGTTTTCCCTGGATCCCGTGCTCTGCATGGTCGGTAACTCCCCTGATGACAAGGGTGCCGCGGAAGCCGCTGGGGTCACCTACTTCGATGGAGACGAGTTTTTCACAGGCGGGGTCGGAGATGACGTACTGGCCACGCACACCGAGATGCCATTGAAGAAGCAGGCAGATGCTGCCGCGCTGCTTCCTAAAACTGAGTACGTCTATTTGGACCCCGAAGGTAAAGTATTGGTCCGACGTGACAGCAACCGTCGGTTTCATTTCCCCACCGAGGGTAAGGGGGCCCCTGCACCTTACTCGTCCAACGTCCGCGTTCTTCCCGATGAGGGCGTCGCGGAGCCTGGGTACCACGGCTACGACTACGCCTTTCATCTCGGTGAAGGCGAGGCACCTGTGGATTTCCCCGGTGAGTGGATCCCCCATGACCAGGTCCTCAAGCAGGTCTACGGGTCCATGGGCCTAGCCATCAATAAGCCATTCCGTAATCTTGATCGTGCCAGGGCACGGGTGATTCATCGCGCGATTCGGAAGTCGAAGGCGGTGAAGCCGGAGACCCCGGAGATCCAGAACCCAGAAGAAGTCGCACAGGTTACACCGGTGCCCTCACAGGAGTCGCAGTCATGAGTCCATCTAAAATCATGCTTTTCTACCTGACTCGCAAAGTCGCGGCTTCCAGGATATTTAACCCCATAGTCATGGGGTCCACTATAGGTGTAGGGGCTGGGGTGGGTGCTCACGCCGCTGGTGAAAATTTACCTGCAGCGATTAGTGATGCGGTCACACTTGGTATGATTGGTGGTTCCGCATTCAGTAGAGGCACTAAACGTAAGCTCTTTGGTGGAGACGCCGGGCAGGCCCGACGAGATCTCCAGGCAGGCAATCTTGCTAACTCCTCGGTCTGGAAACACAACCCGGTGACTGGAAAGCGCGAGTTCACCTTTTTCGATGATGAGCTAAACGCACAACGCTCCGTAGCACACGACTCACCGGGGGTGATCGATGTACTCAAGGATAAGTCTTCCGCGATCACCAACCGCGCGATTATGAGAGACCTCGTGGCCAATAAACTAGGTCTAACCGCACTTACCGCTGGTGCACGTGGTGCAGTCGAGCTGGCAGGCGTCACTGGCGACATCAAGGCTGTCACTGGGGAGGCCAAGAATCAGCTCACTGGTGATAAAGGTTTGCTTGCAGACACCTCGGCCAAAGTCAGAAACGTGACTAACCGCGCTGATAAAGCAGTTGGTAATCTTGAGAGAGGGGTTGATAGCGCTGTAAAGAATACTGAACAAGCTGGGAAGGACATAGTCTCGGTAACTGGTAACGCTGCGGCGGCATCCAAGTCACTCCCCGACATACTGACGAACACCAACAAGGCGATTGATAATCTAGGTGCAGTAGGACCCGCAGCTGCTGCGCTGCCAACAGCAATTGACTCCCTTGGGAAAAACGTCAATAAGGGGTTACAGTCGACCGCAGGTAGCATGGACTCCCTGGCCAAATCAACTGAGAGGGTAACTAACTTCTTAACAGATCCAAAGAATTATGCTATTGCTGGTGCCGGGATAGCCACCCTTGGGTTAGGGTATATCCTGTACAAGGCGTTGACAGATAAGGAAGACGAGGCTCCGACCCAAAAGGCCCCGCGTGCACCACGTAGCGCGGGTCCGCGTACCAAGTATGCCCCCGCAGATCACTCACACCCCGAATTTAAGCCGGCATGATGGCGTCTGGCATGTTCGGAGTCGTCGATGTCGTCGACGTCCACGGTGCCCGGCAGCTCCGAATCAATGGGCAGGTCCAGGGAGCCTCATTTCTGGAGCCCCCATCTGAACACGGGGGTCCCGGGGTTGTCTCGGCGTCCCCGTACACCGCGGGCTGGTTGGCCGCCGCGGTGATGAACCACAACGGCAGAGGCCTCATGGTGGGCTTGGGTAGTGGGGCCGGTGCCATCACGGTACTCGCCAACTTCCCTGGAGTCTGTCTCGATGTCGTCGAGATCGATCCCGTCGCGGTCCACATGTGCAAGCAAGGATTCCCGGAGGTCAACGCCGCCATTGAATCCGGCCGACTCCGTGTTTTCACCGCTGACGCCCTCGCCCTGATCCCACTCATCTCGAGGTGCCCCCGGGATAGGTACCACTACGATTTCATTCTTCACGACGCCTATGATGGCAAATCACTGATCACCGGGGATCAAGTCGACTTCTTCAAGTCCTGTGCAGCGGTTACTCCGAACATCTGGATCAACATCATTGGGCGCCCCAACATTGATCCCATGAAGACTTTGCTTCAGGATCTCGGCACCGCTGGGGTCGCCCCTCACAGTCTCTTCTTCGCTGACCACACCTTGTTGCAGCCCTTTGATACCAACACTGCGGGGAACCACAACTGGATAGTCTCGACGCAGGAGACAAACCCAGAGCTCCTCGATTCATTTACCCCGCATGCCGACACCGAGGGGGAAACCCCGGCGGCGCAGCGGAATCTCCATGGGGTCCGTGTGCTCTGGGAACGTGTTTTACAGACCGAGATCTCGGGTCCCGAGCTGGACGCCTATGTCGCAGGGCTTGACGCTCAGTGAACCCCGTCGAGACTTCCAGCATAAGGAATAACTCATGCCTGGAGAATTTGACGGTGTCGTGGACTCCCTGAGCCCACAACCCACCACACGCGAACCCCTGGAGCGAGTTGAGTACCATCTCGACCAGCACATCGATCATCGCCAGGCCTCGACGCCATCGGTGGCCGAGAGCGCTGATGCCCTTGGTATCGTGACCCTGCAGTCCCCGAATCCACAGGGCATCGCACAAGAGGTTCTCCTCGCCGCGAACCAGGATGGCCTCCCCGATGGGGCCACCGTGGTCATGAAGCCCCGCGCCGTCGAGGTCCAGAGAGGGGATGGCCCCGCGAAACGTGGCAAGGGTGCCGTGATGTCCTCCCGCGATCTCGGGCTCTCCGAGCGCCCCATTCTGATCCAGACCTGTGCTGACGTCGACAAGTTTGGTGTCCCCATGAATATAGATGGGTTCAAACCAAAGGTGTTTGCATCGGATGGCACCGCAGCGGGGTTACAGAACATCAATGCCACGCAGTCGGTGACCAGAGAGGATGGTGGTGAAGTCCGCGTCAAGGCACCCGTGGTCAAGGCGGCCGAGGAAGCCCCAGTGATGGCTGAGCGGGTGCCCCGTGCGGCCCCCGTGGCCCCAGTGGTCAGTGTACCCCCACCGAAGCCCCCACGTCGCCGCGTTGTCTTCATGCCCGCAGATGGCAGCAAGGTGCGCTCCCAGGTCGACGACATCATCATTAGCCCCAGCATCATCATTCTGATCTATGATGCCGATGCTGAGACCATCTACGAACCCAACCCCGCGGGAGCCAAGGCTCCCCTGCAGCTCCAGATCGATGCGAACTCGTATCAGTGCATTTACGGGGGGTGGTCGGCGGAGAAGGACAACAAGCTGTATTTTGTTTTCGTCATTGTTCCCGCCGCCCAGTAGTCTTGTCCGGTTTGCTCCTCAGAGTACGCTGGGACACCGCTGCTACCTAGATTGGGAACTCCTATGCCACATTGCGCTGATGCCTCGACGGAACCCGTGCTCGCCGCGATCGCTGAAGACGCCGGAGCCGAGACCGCGATTCGCATGAACTCCCGTGTTTTCGCCGTTGTCGGGATAAGTGATGAGGTCGCCGCCGAGAACATCCAGCGCCTGTGTGCTCAGGCCACACTGTTACACGATTATCACCCGAGCCCACGATAAGGTTCTGACCCCATGGCAAATCTCAATGTCAATGGTGGGGATCGCGGCCAAGCCGTTCGTCAGCTCCATGTCCCCTGGCTCGACTATGCCTCCACGGTGATGCCCACCAACCATGAGCTCATCATGTGGTGGGCCCAGTACCTCTGGCTCACCGATGGCAACTATCGTTCTGCTTTTGGACGTGTGATCTCCCACTTCATCACCAATGTCCAGTTCCCAGCGCTCTCCGAGAACGAGGAGTCCGAGTTCAAGGATCTCTTCCAGAAGCATCTCAATTATCAGAGAGAACTCAAAGCCGCGGGATCCGATTTCCTGTGCTTCCACGGCGACACCAAGGCGGTTACCCGGAAAGGTGTCTTCAAGCTGCGTGACCTCGCTGGCCAGACCGTGGACGTCCTCTCCCAGGGCGGCGTGTACCGCAAGGCGCACTTCAAGTCCTTTGGTCGTCAGGAGCTTCTTGAGGTTACCTTCAGCGACGGCCGCACTGTCCTGGCAACCCCGGAGCACCAGTGGATCGTGGCGAAGTCGACCGGTGGAGCCGTCAAGGTTCCAACGACCAAGCTCCAGGGCCGTCGCATCGAGCGCACCGTGGCTACACGCCCCGCTCAGGGGGATGAGTACCGGGCCGGTGTCCGGCATGGCTTCGTGTTCGGGGATGGCTCCACATACAACAAGCACCGCAAGACTCCCCAGGGCGTCGCCAACTTCTACGGCGCCAAAGACGCCGAGATGGTGCCGTTCTTCGAGGGTTTCGGTGGTGAACCCCGTTCCTACACCACGGCGACCGGTGGGGATCTCATCAAGATCCACGGGCTCCCCGCGGAGTGGAAACAGCTCCCGGATCCCTGCGCCAGTGCGGAATACTGGTACGGGTTCGTGTCCGGCTTCATGGCGGCCGATGGTTCAGTGGACACCTATGGCTGCTGCATCCTGACCCAGAAGTCCAGGGCCACCCTAGAAGCCATCGCGCTGCAGCTCCCCCGCATCGGCATGGTAGCTGGCCCCATTCGGAGCCATGCGCGCGTCGCCGATCTCTCCGAAGTCAACGGGGACCCCGAGGGGATCTATGAAGGCGAGATAAGTTACGTGACACTGCTAAAGCAGTTCATGCAGCCGCAGGACATCCTGCTGTCGAGTCACAAGGCCAAGTTCGATTCGAGCCCGTCGTCGGCGAGTTACGGTAAGTTCATCAGGGTGACCTCTGTCAAGCCGACTGGCATCTTCGATGAGGTCTTCTGCTGCGTTGAGCACGAGACCCACAGCTTTGTCCTGGAGAACGGCGTCCTGACAGGTAACTGTTACGGCAACGTATTCCTCTCGATCTACCTACCATTCAAACGGCATCTGTCCTGCCCGCATTGCTACTTTGAACAGCCCATCAAGCATGTCGACTACACCATTGAGCTCACCGCACAGCGTGGAGTTCGCTGGCTCCGCAAGAAGCCGTGCCCCCAGTGTGGGAACACCCAGGACTTCGTGCTCCGGGATCGCAAGGATCCCGATATCTCCCGGATCCGGGTTCTCCGCTACTCCCCCTTTGAGATCGAGCTCGCCCAGAACTTTTGGTCGCAACGCAAGAATGTGTGGTGGCGGATCCCCAATGACTTCCGCCAGGACATCCTGTCGAAGGCGCGCATCTTCGTTGACGACACCCCCATCGAGGTCCTCGAAGCCGTCGCCGTCAATGGGCGGCTCCTCTTCGACGAAGACATGATCTATCACGTCGATGAACCCGTGATCTCAGGGATGCGGACTCGTGGCTGGGGTGTCCCCGCCTCGATCTCCAACTTCCGGACATTCTGGTTACAGCAGATCCTGAACCGCGCCGACCAAGCCATTGCTTCCGATTACACCTTGGGTCTCCGTTTGATTTCGCCGGCAATGGCGAACCAGAACGATCCCATGATCCAGCATGGCATGGATAACTTTGTTGGCGGCATGAATCGCATCATCAATGCGCATCGCGCCGAACCCATGTCGTACCACACCGCCCCGTATCCCGTGAACTACCAGTTCCTGGGTGGTGAAGGCAAGGACCTCCTGCCCGCGGACAAGTTGAAGTTCCGTCAGCAGGAATCCCTGAACCAATGCAATGTTCCACTTGAGTACCACCAGATGACTCTGACTGCTCAGGCGGCTCCGATGGCCCTGCGGCTCTTTGAATCGGCGTGGTCGGCGGTACCCTCGATGTACACCTCGATCCTGCAATGGATCGTTAAAGTTGCGGCTCGTAACTTTGGTCTCGAGGAAACCGATGTCCGCATCCAACGCAGTACCATCGCGGATGACCAGGAACGCAAGAACATCCTCATGCAGCTCATGGCTGCGAATCAGATCAGTCCCCAGACTGCCCTGGAACCCCTTGGGGTCCTCGCCGGTGATGAAGCCCGAAAGGTCTTCAAGCACCAAGAGTTCATCCAGGAGCTCCAGAAGGAGCAGGACGACAAGGCACTCAAGGATCAGGAGATGGGTGCTGTCAGCGCCCTCGCCGGAGCCCAGAGCCCCTCGGCGATGCTGCAGCAGCAGCAACAGGCCGCCCAGCAGCAAGGCGGCGCTGGTGCCCCGCCTCCGGGGATGCCAATGGGTGGAGCCCCAATGGGAGGGCTTCCCGCTGGCGGCGGTGCCAATGCGGGTACCCTGAGTGGCATGGCTTCCCAGGCCGAGCAGATCGCTGGTCAACTCGCCGGGATGCCGGAATGGGATCGCAAGCAGCAGCTCAAGGCGCTCAGAGAAGGCAACAAAGATCTCCATGGCCTCGTCAAGGCCAAGCTGGATGAGATTCGCCAGCAGGCGTCCTCACAGGGCCAGCAGATGCTTCTCCAGGGTGGGCAGGGAGGTCAAGCCCCTGGTGGTGGAGCTCCCCAATGAAACCCAAGGCGGAGATCAAGCGCGTCAAGAATCGACGCGCTCATTTTCCTATTGCTGAGCTCCGCAACAATACACCCAATTTCTTTGGGCATGGCAAGACACGTAAACTCGCCGCGCACTCCAGGAACCCGCATCACGACGAGGACGACGAAGACGAGAAGTCTGATACCTGGATCTGGTTAGCCGCCATTGGTGGTCTCGGCGCCGCAGGCTATCTCTGGATCAAGAACTACCCAGATAAGGCTCGAGAAGTCCTGACCTCGATAGGGGCCATGAGGATCCCTGGGCTCAGCGATCTCGTGGATACCATTGCGGGGGGTAAGACTCCGAATCCCAAACAAGAGGAGACCGTGAAGTCTGCGGCCCAGGAGATGTTGCCAAGCCTACCAGTGGTATCCGATAAGTTGTCGCCAGGTCTCAAGCTGGAATACACCGCACACCTTGCAGATGATGCCGACGCGAAAGATGGCGAGTTCAAGTTCTGGGAAGCTCCGCCTGCTCCAACCGGCGACCCCGCCAAGGACACCGCGGCTGCCCAGGAGTGGGTTGGGCGCAGGTACTGGGCCGCGTTGACCTATGAAGGCGGCAAGGAGAGTGGGTTGTCACGGGACCAAATCATACGGAACTATGACGCCACTGTTGGCAAGGCAGGTGAGTCGTATTCCCGAAAGGCCATAGAGGAGACCACACGTCGAGTGGTCAATACGTCTATAGCATTCAACGAGTATCGCGCATCTGGGTTACCCCCATTACTTTTTAACGTGGATCCAAAGTTGGCGGGAACCCGCGAGGGTTATGAGCCCGGACCCCAGGCCATCCAGTCTGCGCAGGACAGCATCGGTAAGGTTGATAAGGCTGGTAAGCCGTCGACTGACATTGATCTTCTCCTTATCAGTTCTGCGCTCACGGCCTCAGCGGAATCCCTGAAGGCAAGAAGTCAGCCCTCGAACATGGCCAGAGTTGCCCAGCAGGAAATGGAGAGGGCCACAGGGCTTGGGATTAACCCGACCACGGTACTCACCGCGTTCATGTCGGATCCTAGCTCGGCACCTGCCCAAGAGTTCGTCAAGAAACTTAGAGCAGGCTTTATTGCGGATGTCTCTAAGACAGTGGCCCAGCACAATGACACCGCGGGGGCCATGTCTCCGTTTCGCGAGCAGTTCAAGAATGTACCCCAGGACACCGAATCAGTTCTGAAAGCTGGGGTGGATACTGGAGACCTATTACGAAGTGCTTTCAACGCACATTCCACAATAATCGCGCAGATCCGGCTTCGAGATTCCCTGGCCATTGAACAGAAGTCTGACTATATCAAAGCACAGCTCACCGCGCTGCAAAATGGGTACACCCCCGCGAAAACGGTGGCTGCATCTCTCGTCGACGCAGTCGACGTCCCCGCTGAAATAATTTCACCGTTTCTGGGCTATATCAACATTGCTTTGTCCAAGGTACTGCCCACTGACTCCTCAATGAATAGATACGAGGACTCCCAGGCTGCTATCATCCAGGATGGGCCGGATGCCGTGGTCCGCAGGGATCTCAACAAGCTCACGGAGACCTATCAGCGTGCTGTTGCGCTTTATGCCGCCGGTGATCACGCAGGTGCCAAGAACCTCGCCAGGGCCAGTTTATCAGCTGAGGTCAAGAACGGGTCTGAGGTCGCCCAGTCCGCACTCAACTCCAATGCTGTCGGAGGTGCGGCTCAGAATACGACCTGGATGCTGTCGTCTATCGCATCGCGGAATGCAGGTTACCTGATAACCCCAGTCCTGTTATCAGGTGCCACGATCGTCGGGTTACATGGGCAATGGTCCAGTGATCCCGAGGCCTCCAAGAAACCATTTTTAAGTTACGCAGGTGAGCACGCCGATACTATCGCGGAGAGTATTGGGAAATCGGCAAGCCAGTTCGCGACTCAGAAATACTACTGGAATAAATTGGATCCCGCGCTGCGAGAGACCCTCTCGAAGTCTGCCCCCGGCGTTAGCCAGGCCACCCTATACCAGCGTTTTAAGGGGGCGGTAAAGGCAACTGGCGAAGCCGTGAAAAATCCAAAGAATATATTGACATACGGAAAGACCGTGTTGCAGGGGATGGGGAATCGTGCGTCAGTTCTTGGAAGGGTGGTGACCTCAGATGCCCTCGCTGGTGCCGCGGCGCCTTCCACAGCTGCGGCTGCGAACCAGTTTGGTAATGCACTCAGAGCTATCAGGTTGGGGGCCACCAACATAGTGGGAGCCGGGATTATTATGGAGGGTGTGGCCTCAGCGTGGGATGTCGGCAGGGTTTTGTATGCACGTGACAAATATGACGACGAACACATACAGGATATGGCACGGCTCGCGTTTGCCTATGAAGGCAAACAGGTAGGGCTGTTCGACTTTGTCACCCAGCCGGTCAATGCGGCAAAGGTATGGATGGCACGCGAGGCATATAAGGGCGAGAACCAGAGTCCACACGCTCTTGGTTATAGGAAGGGACTCGAGTGGGTGATGGAGGCCAAGCTGATCAAGTCCTCGACCGACTTTGCCAACAAAGCCGTTCTCGAAAATCCGTTGTTTTCCACACTTCCAGGTGATCTCCAGCTCCAGCTCGCCAGACGGGTTGGGAGTAACGTGTATGACGATGCACGTTCGAGTGTAGAACATCTATTTGATGAAACCAATTACATTCGCCCCGAGTTCCTGGAACCCGGTGGGCGGGTCTCCAAGATACTTGATAATAGTGTTGTCGAGGCATCGGGCTCAAACATGAAGCGAGGACCAACCCCAGAAGGCCTCGATAAATCTGTATGGGATCAACACTGGCAGCCCGCGGGAAACATGACGAACTTTCAGCGCATCTTAGGTGACGAGGGGTTCAAGCAGGTCGTCGAGGCTACTGCAACAGTTACCAGGGCGAGACTACACGACACGATCAAGGATGCGTTTGAAACTCATCCACATCTCCGTGGACTCCCTGCACCCACCAAGGAAGCCATGTTATCGCGGGCCTACAATCGGCAGATCATAGGTCTTGATAATTCACTGAAACAGATGCTTAGCGCGCAGACCCCAGACGACCTAAATGTCAGTGCTGCGCTTGTCGCCAAGTTCGTTGAACCCATTGGGGACCGCATCAATGATTTCAGCGCGCAGCCGACCTCAGAGGGATTCCGCACCGCGCTGAGCAAGTATGATCCCAGGTACTCTGATCTCAACGCGGCCACAGGGGATCCGAACTCCATTGCGGATCGCACTGATAAGTTCCTGGAGGGCGTACTGGCGCCAGAGGACATCGAGTATCTCAAGAGCCCTGAAGTCGAGAAGGCTATTGAAGCCAACACCGGGATGTCTTTTGACCAACGCATAGCCAACTACCGTGCTGAGATCAACGGGGGTTCGGATACCGCACCGATGACCCCAGAAGCCAGGCAGGGTATTCGGGACGCCAACTTAGTCGAACACATGAAGGCAACTGACCCCAATCTGCTATCAACCTATGTTGGGGGTGACACCCTGGACTCAACGTACACCCTAGGTGGTAAGTCTTATGGCGGTGGGCAGGAGTACCGGGATTGGGGGTTGGCCTCTATGGGCATCCTGTCGACCCCGAAGACATCGCTGTCCACGTTACGTGCTCAGATCGACAAGAAAATCGATACCGTAAAAGGCGAGGTCCTCAAGCAATTCGGGATTCAGGATAAGAATCCTGATGTCGCCGATGCCAGGCTTCGAGCCACGCTGTCCGAGATGGATTCCAATGAGATCGCAGGGATACCGAGTCTGAAGGATCTCGCCAGCCTCAATAACCTACGGAATCGGCTTGCTAATGATCCACGCGCCGTTTTAGGACATAATGCTAACCTGGGGATACCTGGACAGGGGAGCACAGAGTTCATCAACCCAGACGCCGCCCAGGACCTCATGTCGGAGTACGGCAAGGTGTACGGGATGGATGAAGTAGACCCAGGGGTATCCCAGGGCAGCTACTACGTGGATCCCGAGACTGGGCTCCGTACTGAGGTCACCGCAAAGAATCCAGCCCCACAAGGCGTCCAGGTGGTAAATCGAGGGGTTGATTACGCATCCTTGATCCCCAACGCGGCGGCCCCAAATGCTCGGAATCGTGAGTATTATTATAGCCCCAACCCCACGAGCATGCGGATCACCAAGATTCCGGCAGCGGGCGTCAATAGCGGTTTCAGGTACAAGACTCCAATCGAGGACCCCGCGACCACGGCGACGTGGTATCAGCGCGCAGTCAACGAGCACCCCGAGTTCTTCGCTGGGCGTGGGGCTTATGCAGCACAGACCCGTGAGAACATGGTCACCGCTGAACGTAATCGCAGGCTGCAGGCCAGTCACGTTGTCCCCGACAAAAACGAAGAGATCCCGGCCTATATCCATGGACCCAACGGCGAAGTCATGACTTCCCAACAAGTCGAAGGGGCTTCCAAACCGGTGACCTGGGGGGATACCTATGCGGATATGCAAAAGTACCCCGAGAGGTACAAACAGTATATCCCCGAGAAACTGACTTCCCTTCGGAAGCCAGTTACTCCTGCCACACCACCTCTAGTGGGTGCTGCGAAATCCGCACCAGTTCCCCTAGTCCAAGAACCCGCTAAGGTCGATCCTCTGCAGGAGAATCCAGTGAAACCTGTTGCGCCAATAATGAAAAAGACCAATGCTGTCGCATCGATCTGGGCACGGGGGTGTAAGCTCGCCGTAGAAGGTGCCGTGACACCGACCCAGGCTCCGAATCTGGATAACTCAAAGCCTAACAGATACTCGCCCAGTGCCTGGGAAAAGGCGGGTAACAATCTAGGAAAGTTATTTGAAACGATGCTGCCTGGCCGGACCTCCCAACCTGACCAGACACCAGTGGCCCCCAAATCATCTGTGCCTACACAAGGCGCAGAACAGTCACTGCCTCAAAACTCTGGTGTACTCCAGTCGAGTACGCAGTCTCAGGTCGCAGACGCGCGCCATAAGGCCGACGAAGCTAGGCGGAGGGATGCAGCGCAAACCAATGGGCAGGTGGGTGTGCAGGACGCAACAGCACAGGATGTAGTCACGGAAAACCAGACTACGAATCCTACCGCTACTCCCACAGATAACCCAGACGCTGCGAAAAAACCGCCTTCGACCTGGGATCAGGTCAAGGCTACCGCGCAAGACGGTATGGACTGGGCTCAGAAATATAATCTCGATATCGCTGCGATCCCCGTGGGACTCGGACTCATGCTCATGGGTGGCAAGGCTGGTGCCATCATGGGTGCACTTATCATGGGTGGGGGTGCCTATGGGGTTTATCAACGATATCAGTCATTGAATAACGCTGGGGGTGAGATCAAGTTTACGGATCCGAAGATACTTGCAGCCATCAAGGAAAATCCAAAGCTCGAGGATGACCTGAGGGCCAAAGAGGTCGAACGCCGTCTTGATGTCATGCGGCAGGCGTCTGAGGATGAGGAAAAATGGCAGAAATGGATGAGTGTTCCTGATAACTCTAAGTTTTTCAGCAATCTAAAACTGGCGCATGATTGGCTTCCCAGCTTTGTGCAGTCCCGTGTTCAAGCCTCGGACAAGAACCTAAGTGATATAAACTCCAACCAGTACCAGTATGTGATGTCTTATATGACTGGGGGTAGACTCGGTAAGCCAGTGCATAACACGACTGACAAGGCTGATTTGATGAAGCGTGTGGCCAAGAAAAGAAGTCCTCTCCTATCTGCGTTCATGGGGAACACGCAATGACGATGGAATCCGCAGCAGCGATGATCGCGGTGAGCGACGCCAAGGACAGGGTCTTCATGGACCCCTCGTTGAATCTATGGGATAAGGTCAAGAGCATTGAGATCATTGATCGTGCCGCGGCGCAACAGCCGGCATCGAAACCATGGATCACACCCACTCAGGTCATGCAGGGTGCCATTGGTGCCGGAGTAGGTCTTGGCATCGGTGCCATTGCTGCGAGATGGTTGGGTGTCAGTGATTCCACGGCATCCACAATGAAAACTTTTGGTGCCGGACTCGGTACTCTCCTCAACATGAAAACTGGAACGGAGGCCGCGAAAATGAAGCCGGCAGAACTCATAAAACTCGCCATTGAACGAGATGTCCGCAACGCGGTCAGGCTGGGATTCCTCGAGGGCGCCCGGGCATCGGGGCTCATTGATCACGAGGGGTTCTGCAAGACAGGTCATGTCAAAGAAGCCGCATCATTTCTTGTCGACCCCACCCTGATCACGGCCCCAATCAAGGGCATTACCGCGGCGTCTTCGGGCATCTACGGTGGTGCTGGTACCATGATGGGTCACGTCCTCGGCGAAGATGACGCCGACGAAGACATCGAGCGCACCATGGTGGAGAAGCGGCTTCTCGAGCAGAAAGCGGATCAGTTGAAGTCGCAGCGCACAAACCGTATCCTGTCAGCCATCCTGGCCAAACGTACGGCACCCAAACATTCGACGAGGTTCTAATGGACTCTAACCCGAGGCCACCTGACGTCATCCGTGGGGAATCCGTACGACAGGGCACCAGGGTACCCTTGCCCAATGGGATGCGAGTGGTCCGCCACGTCGCCCAGCGCGAGGTCCCCATCGCCGGTGAAGTCCCCCTGATCCACCCCAAGGATCCGGACTCCAAGCAAGTCAAAGAGTTTTATACCGCTGAGGTCGCCGTATTCGATCTCGATAACCAGGACCACCTCGACGCGTATCGTCGGGTCTGGCAGGAAATCGCAGAGGGCAGCTCAGTGGTCTCCGAGCATCGAGTTGATTTCTCGGAGAAGCACGGCAAGTACAAGGCTTACATGAGATGGTCTGCGCTGGACTACGGGCTCCCGGGTTCCCCGAGGCCCCCGCGCAGGTTTGCCCCTCCCCAGGTATCCCCGGAACAATAGGATCCCGTCATGCCCCTCAATCTTACCTACGGTGACGTCGCATTCCCTGCTATTGCCGGTCTAGGACTCGGTGTTGGTGCCCGCTTGGCCAGGTGGGGTTACGACATCGCGAATAAGTCGGGGACGCGTGCCCCGATCAAGTTGCCACCTGTGGAGAGCTCAGCGGTTGAGGTCCCCGTGGATGTCACCGAGGAAGAAGCCGAGGAGCTCAAGAAGCAAGGCATCAAAGTCAAAACAGCGGCCGATAACATCTTGGATACCGCGGTTCAAGGCAGCATTGGAACACTATCCGCAGTTGGCGGGTGGTCCGCACTTGACAGCTTCCTGGACAAGAAGCGAAAGGACAAGGCACACAAATCACTGGAGAGAAGCCGTAGGCGTGTCCAGGCCTTGATCAATGGTGAAGCCGACCCCGCGGATGCCGGGCTCTCCCGTGCAATGAAGGTCGCCGAAGACGTCTATATTGATAACGTGGGGACCTCTGAACTCGGGAGTAACACAGCTGAGTTCCAGAAGGTTTCTGGCATCGTCGCCGATCTCGGACTTCGAGGTGCAGAGGGTATTGGCGAGTTCCTGGCGCCGGTTGGGATCCCCTTGGGTATCGCGGGGACCATTGTGGCCATGAACGCCTACAACAAGAGTAAAGATGAAAACAAGTATCGCGCCAAGGCCAAGGCGATGCGTGACTACCTCAACAACATTGGTGCGAGTACCCCGACTGCGGTCATGGTACCCATATTGAAGAAGCGTGATCCGGCCACTGAGAACGCGGGGTAGACATGCTTGGCGGCCTCAAAGGTGCATTCGATGCCCCCGAGGGTACCCAGAGTCCCGTGTCCCCGGTGACCTATAGAAGTTTTGATGACGTCAGTGGTCAACGCGACGCCATCTACTCCAACGCGCTTCGTGGGGTCCGTGCCCTGAAGCCAGTGGAGAACGAGAAGTACAGGGTTGAGATCGCGGATCCCGATTACGCCCAGGACTACAACCCCAGCATCAGTGATGAAAAGAAAGCGTTGATGGCTCGGCAGAGCATGCAGCGCGCCATCAAGGGCAGGGTTCGCTTGGTCGACAAGACATCTGGGGCCGTCGTCGATGAAACCGAGACCACCCTTGCTCACGTCCCCCATTTGACTCCGCGTGGCATCTTTGTTCGTGGTGGCACCATCTGGGCTGCCAAGAACCAACAGCGCTTGCGTCCCGGGGTCTACGTGCTCCGCCAACAGAACGGGGACGTCAAGGCACAGGTGAATCCGAAGCCAGGGAGTGGACGCGGCTTCGATATCCAGCTCGAGCCCGCCACTGGTGTCTTCAAGTTAAACGTGGGTCAGAGTGGAACCCGGTTGTACCCCTTGTTGAGATCGATGGGGGTCCCCGATGACATGATCAAGGAAGCCTGGGGGGAGGACCTCTTCAAGCTGAACTGGCGACCACCCGGGGGTCATGACGCCCAGGAGGCCCGGAAGATCGTGGGCAAGATGGGGCGTCGTGGTGACCAAGAAGTCGCCAGCGAATCCCTCAAAGACAAACTCCATGAGATCCTGGGGAGAGCTGAGCTCGACGAGGAAACCACGGAGACCACGCTGGGCACCAAGTACAAGAACTTTAACATTGATACCATGCTGCATGCGACGACGAAGATGTTGAAGCGGAGTCGCAATGAGGTCCCCGATGACGTCCGGGATTCCCAGGCCTTCCAGAGCTTCCATGGCCCCGAGGACTTCTTCGAGGAGCGCCTGAGCCGTGGTGGCGACGCCATGCGAAAACTGCTGTGGCGGGCCACACGTGAGGGTAAACTCGGCAATGTTTCCCCAGGGCTATTGAACCCAGCAGTGGACAGCGCTTTTCAGAGCGGTCTCTTTGCTTCAGTTGAAGACACAAACCCCATGGAAATCATGGATGCCCGGCAGACTATAACACGACTTGGTGAAGGTGGGATCTCATCCAACCAGGCCGTACCGCGATCTGCACGTGGGGTCCAGCCCAGTTATTTCGGTCTCATCGATCCCATCCGGGCCCCTGAAGGTCAAAACATCGGCGTCGACATGCGGGTCACCGATGGCGCCCTCAAGGGATCCGATGGTCGGCTCTACTTCAAGGTCCGCTCCCGTAAGGGGGACGAGGTCACGCTCTCAGCACTCCAGGCCTCCAAGAAGCCGATTGCGTTCCCAGGTGAGTTCGCGAAGGCGGCGAAGCGGGAGCTCTACAGGGTTCCCCTGATGGGGGCTGAGGGCAAATACGAGGATCACGTCGTCGACATGAATGACATCGCCAATGACCCCGAGATCTCGGCGTCAGTGGGTATGCACGGTCTCGGGAAGCCATTGCCCCCAATGGTGCGTGTCCTCGATGGTGAAGACATCAAGTGGAAGCCTGCCACAGAGGTCGACTACGAACTCCCCCATGGCTCCTCGATGTTCTCCCGGCTCACCAACATGGTGCCGATGACTCAAGGTGCGAAGTCGCAGCGAACCCTGATGGGGGCGCGCATGCACTCCCAGGCATTGCCTCTCCAGAACCCAGAGGCCCCGTTGGTGCAATCCGCGAATCCCGATGGCACCTCGATTCATGACTCCATGGGTACCTGGATGGGTGCCGTGAAGGCCAAGGCCCCCGGTCGTGTTGTTGCGGTAACACCAGACCACATCGATGTCGTCTACGCCGGTGGTAAAAAAGAGCGCCACGAATTGTATAACAACTACCCCTTGGCGCGTAAAACGAGTTTGCATAACACTCCATTGGTCCGAGAAGGCGACGCCTTCAAGCCAGGCGATGTCCTCGCGAGGTCGAACTTCACTGATGACAAAGGCCAGGCCACCATGGGGGCCAACTTCAACGTGGGCTACATGGTGGGTTCCGGACACACCTACGAAGACGGCTTCAAGATCTCGGAGTCCACGGCTCGACGGCTATCATCCCAGCACGCCTACAAACACGAGATCGAACTCGACAAGACCATTCATTCCATGAAGAAAGCGGATTACTCCTCGATCTTCCAAGGCAAGTATAAACCAGAGCAGATCTCAGGTATCGATGATGATGGCGTCATCAAAGAAGGCACCATTGTGCAGCCCGGGGATCCCGTGCTCCTCGCGGTGCGCAAGAAGACGCCGAGACCTGGTGGGGTCGTCACCCCCTCGGTGAGGTCTGCATTCGCCGATGCCTCGCAGACCTGGGATCACACGACCCCAGGCCAGGTCACCGATGTCGTGAGAACCCGTAAGGGCATCAAGGTCATGATCTCCAGTGTGGAACCCATGACCGAGGGCTCCAAGCTCACCGCACGTTACGGCAACAAAGGTGTGGTCTCCCAGATCGTACCCGATGGCGAAATGCCTATTGGTGCCGATGGCAAGCCCCTGGATATCATCGTGAACTCCTTGGGTGTCATCTCCCGTGCGAACCCTTCGGTACTCGCTGAAACCCTGCTGGGCAAGGTGGCCAGGAAAACCGGGAAGCCATATGTTCTCAAATCTTTTGATCACGATGACCTCGGTGACTTCGCCCTGAATGAGGCCAAGGTCAATGGGATCACTGAACTCGACGATGTCACGGATCCCAAGACTGGTCATAAGATCAAGGACATCTTCACTGGGGTCCAGCATCTCATGCGGTTGCACCACACCGCGGAGTCCGGGCTCGCCGCACGTGATACCGGGGGTTACACCTCTGATGATTCCCCAGCCAAGGGTGGCCCCGAGGGCAGCAAGAAGATCGCGCTCCTCGGTGTCCAATGCTTGCTCAGCGCTGGGGCCACCAATGTTCTCAAGGACGCCAAGCTCATCCGGGGGCAGCGTAACGATGATTACTGGCGTGCAGTGAAACTCGGCATGGATCCCACGATGCCGCAGGCCTCAGGTGCCCATGGTCACTTCCTCGACCTCCTCAAGGGAGCCGGGGTCAATGTCCGTGAGAACCAGGGTCGGCTGAAGCTGGCCCCGATGACGGATGCTGACACCGACGCCCTGGCCCCACACTCAGTCTCCAGCTCGGAGACTTTTGACTTCGAGACCATGCAGCCCAAGGAAAACGGGCTCTTCGACCTCGCCAAAACCGGGGGTGCCGATGGTCGCCACTTCACCAGGATTGAGCTCCCCCAGAAGATCCCGAATCCCGTGATGGAAGAACCCATCATCAGGATCCTTGGGCTCACCAAGCAGAAGTTCCTCGATGTCCTCAGTGGTCAGGAAAAGATTGGCGACAAAACGGGACCGGAAGCCATTGAGACCGCTCTCAAGGGGATCAATGTTGACCGTGAGATCGCCATGCACGTCCAGGGGGTCAAGACGGGATCGAGGTCATCCCGTGATGTCCACGTCCGTGCTCTCAACTATCTCAGTGGTCTGAAGTCAGCTGAGGTCAACCCCGCTGATCTCATGATCTCCAAGATCCCTGTTATACCTCCGAAGTTCAGACCTGTTATACGTGCTGGCAAAATGGATATCATTCATGATGCCAACTATCTCTACCATGATCTCATGGAGTCCGGGAAGAATTACACGGAGGCCCAGAAGGCCTTCGGAGACGCCGGTGAGGAATACGGGGCCATGTATGCGGCTGCCAAAGCCGTGGCTGGTCTCGGTGCCCCCATCAACCCCAAGCATGTCGAACAAGGCGTCAAGGGGCTTCTCCAGAACGCCATTGGTGTCGGCGACTCCCCCAAGTTTGCACGCTTCCAACGCAAGGTTCTCGGGCAAGCCGTGGATTCCGTGGGTCGCGGTGTGGCCACCCCGGATCCCGAACTCGACATGGATCAGGTCTCGATCCCCAAGGAAATGGCGTGGACCCTGTATCGGCCCTATGTCATCCGTCGCCTCGTCAGATCGGGGTGGAGTGCGCGTGAAGCCGTCATGGCTGTCCGGGAACAGAAGCCAGCGGCGTTCCGTGAACTCCAAGCCGAGATGAAGGCACGCCCGGTTTACTGGGATCGCGCCCCGGCACTCCAGAGGTACAATTACGTGGGGGCCTGGCCAGTGCTCTCCAGGGGCAACAACATTGGGGTCCCCCAGGTCGTCGAACCCGGGGCGAACCTCGACTTCGATGGCGACAAGATCAATCTCCATGTGCCCTCACATCACTCCGCTGTTCAAGATGTCATCGAGAAGATGATGCCCTCGAAGAATCTCTGGCATCCCAAAGATTTTGATGTCCACTTGAAGCCCGATAAAGACTACCTCGCCGGTCTCTATCTCGCCACCAATGTTAAAAAAGATAAGCCAGCGCGAACCTTTGCCTCCAAGGAAGACGCCTATAAGGCCTACCTCAGGGGGGATCTTGGTGTCGCCGATCCAGTTGTTATCCTGTGATCCCATAACCCATAGTAGGAATCTTCCATGCGCGCAACACAGCTCCTCGCCCTGGCCATTGTTAAACACGCCGCCGATAGTGCCCCCGGGGTTCCCGCGGATATCCATGCCTCAGGGCTCATGCTCAACCCCATTATCACGGGCATGGGTGGAGCTGGCATCGGCGCCCTAATCAACGCTATTCGCGGTAAGAACGCTGGCCGTGGAGCACTTACAGGTGGTATCACTGGTTTAGGTGTTTCCGCGGGAACGCTGGGTGGTAGCATCGCAGGAACACAAATGGGAGCCCAGGCATCGGGGTCACTTCCCGGAGCCGGCACGGGCGCCAGAGTTGGTATGCCCGTAGGTGGTGCTCTCGGTGGTCTACTCGGCTATCTGGCGTCGCGTGATACATCTGAGGAAAAAAAGGAAAAGAAACCCGGTGAACTCAAGACCGCGGCTGCCGCTGAAGTCCCCTTCTACGAGGATCCCTCAAACATTGGTGCCGCCGCTGGTGCCGCCATTGGTGGTAGTGGTGCCGCCCTGCTGAGTAAGAAGAACAAGTGGCGTAATGCCCTCATCGCAGCTCTCGCCGGTGGTGCCGCTGGTTATGTTGCCGGCCCACATGTCGACAAAGCGGTTCCCCAGATTCGTGAAGGTCTGGGTGCTCTATCAGGGGCCGGCGTACGCGCGTTTAAGGGGAGTGCGGCGAAAATGAGTGATACCCCCGCTGGCTATGAGCCCCCACCAGATTACGCGAAACAACTCTTCGAGAAACAGAACCCCGTGAAGCCGGTGAAGCCGGTGAAGCCGGTGAAGCCCCCCGTGGTGAAACCAGGTATCAAGAAGAAATCTCAGGAAGCCCCTCCGGCGACCCCATTCTACCAGGACCCCTCAATTATTGGTGCTGGCCTCGGCGCGCTTGGCGCCGGCGGTGCCGCTGCTCTTATGAGCAAGAAGAAAAACAAGTGGCGTAATGCGCTCATCGCAGCTCTAGCCGGCGGTGCAGGTGGATACTTCGCTGGTCCTTGGGTTGACAAGCAATTCCCTCAGATTCGCGAAGGTCTTGGCTCAATGTTCCCTGGTGATGCCCCCAAGGGTGATGGTTCAAAGGGGGAGAAACAGCAGGAGCAGCAGGAACAGGAACCGCCGCAGAAGCCGCTGGAGCAAGTCGTCAAGGAGTCACAAAAACCTGGAGCGACGATGACACCTGACTTAAAAGATGCTGGTTTTGATACTCCAGAGCCAAATCAGCAAACGCAGGACGAAAAGTATGACCAAATGTTTGCCAAGATAAGGGCAAGGTCGTATGGTGGTCAACCCGGGGTACCCGGGATTCGGTTGGTGAATGGTAAGCGTCAAGTTTTGATGAATGGTGAGCCTGCTCCGAAGCAGTTTCAGGTAGAGGATTTTTCAGACGCACCTGCCCCTAAGGTGCTACCCTCAGCACCTATGAGTGCCACATCTGGCAAAGTGGTGCTACCCTCAGCGCCTGCGAGTGCAACAACTGGTAATATGCGTGGTACACCACTGCCACCGAAGCCAGCAACCAGCTCAGTAATTAAGTGAACACCCATTGAGGTCATCATGGACATCTCCGCAAGACTTTTTCAACGAGGCCTCAACGAGTTCGCACAGAAGCGGGCCTTTGTAGCCGCACCTCCTCCGGGCAGTGATCCCGCCGCGGCTGGCGGTGCACCTCCTGGGGGTGACCCCGCGGCTGCAGGGGCTCCTCCGATGCCTCCTGGTGGTGATCCCGCTGCCATGGGTGGAATGCCTCCTGGTGGTGATCCCGCTGCCATGGGTGGCATGCCTCCGGGCGGCGACCCCGCAGCGATGGGTGGGATGCCACCTGGTGGTGATCCCGCTGCCATGGGTGGTATGCCACCTGGTGATGACATGCTCAGTGCCATCGGTGGTGGAGACCCCTCAGCAGGTGGTGACCCCAGCGCGGGTGCCCCGGATCCCACGGCTCCGGGGACCCCTGATGTCAAGGGAACCCCTGATGACGCCGTAACCCGTGGCCAAGCCGACGTTGTCATGGACATCGTTGAACGCGCCATGGCCTCCATCGGTGAAGGCCGCACCAAGGAACAAGCCCAGGCCGAGTTCGAGCTCGAACAAGAAGGCAAGAAGAAGGAACAAGAGAACAAGGGCAAGAAGTCGGATGCCGACGCCGCGGCAACAGCCAATGGTGCCATCACGGGTCAACCCCAAGGTGGTGGGGGCCCCATGGGTTCCCTCGGCGGCCAACTCGACCCCAACGCCATTGGTGGCAACACCGTGAAGATGGCCAAGGAACTCATCTCGCGGCTTAATCTCTCCAAACCAGCGTTGAGGTAACATGCGCGCCCGCATCCGCCTCTCCGATGGACGCCAGATCCACATCAGCGTTGCCGAGGTCATTGTTACAGATGACTTCGGGCAACCCCTGGCGTTGTCCTATGAGGAAAACGGATTGGTTGCACATACCGATGCCACGAAGTCAGATTTCTCATCCACAGTTCGTAAACTTGGTTTGATCCCAACCCCTGTTGAGGTCATCCGCACCGGGGGTCGATAATGTTGACTCCCGCTCAAGCCCTTCATTTCCTGTGCTCTAAAGTTGCAGCTGAGGTGGCCTACGACCCCCCTATGGGTGTAGATGGTATTAAGAAAAAATACCCAAAGCTGTTAAAGGATCCCATCCATCGCTGGCGAGCTCAGAATGGAATCGAGCTCGTGCATCAGGAGCCCTCTGACGCCGAGTTAAATCGGATCTGGGCGAATTGGCAGCGCATGTCGGCTGAGCAGAAGAAGATTAGCGATCAGAAGAGTCTTGAGCTGTTTGGTGTTAATAATGCGGACAACTATAAAAAATTGTTCTCCAAAGTTGCAGCGGACAGCGACAACAAGTCATACGCACCTCTTGCCAGTCGAGGCGAGCAGGCCGCGGAACCATCTAGTCGCGCCTACAAGGAGTTGATTTCTGGGCTGTACACGCAGGGTCGAGGTATAGGTGCAGGTGGAGATCCAATAAACCCATCTTTCCTTCGCAGTTTCTCCTGGCCAGATGCGAAACGGGCGCCAGTACCCCCCAAGTACAATGGGAACGCTGTTGTTGAGCGAGTCGATGGTAAACGGGAACAGGCGATTTCGCTGCGCCCAGCATTTGGGTTCCAGGGGCCCACACGGGTGGTTTTGACTTCGTCTCCGGATAGCCCAACGGACCAATCTGTACTCACACATGAACTCGCCCACCTCTATGATCCCTGGATGGCGAAACCCAATCTGATCTTTCCTGGATCAACTGTACGTGGGGAAGCTGAGGTCCCAGCGATTGTCGCTGAAACCGCGTATGATCTCAATGCAGGAAACCAACCCCCACAGTGGGCACCTGGCGCCCCCTGGATATATGACGCGATCCGAAAACATGGACCTCAGGTGTCCCCTGGACAGACTGACCTAGAACGTGAAGACGCACTCCGGACCTGGATGAAGGCGTTACGTGATAAAAATAGCAACCTGGGCAGTAAGTATAATGACTGGCTGAAGTCGGAGGCGGAGAGGGTGAAGCAGCAACAAGAGGGTACCTACGTGAAGCCAGAACACGGGGATATCCAGGAAGTTCTTAATAAGATGGATAGGAATAATCCACGTGTTAAGGCTTTCTTGGATAAATTAAATCCAGAAAAGAAGAGTTTGTTATCCAAGATACCAACCCCATTACTATGGGGTGGCGCCATTGTGGGTGCCGGTGCCGCAGGGCTCCTAGCCTATTGGTTGTACAAAAAGTTCACAAAGGATGACAAGAAAGAAGACACGGATAAAAACGATATTCAAATGCCGGAAGGCGTAGTAGCTGCATAATGGATCCCACCACCGTCGGCACCCTTTTGTTGAATGACAGTCTTCCCCCTGAGCTCCAACTCCGGGGTAAAGCCATCGACAAAAAAGCGCTGATGCCAATTCTCAGACATGTCGCCGAGAAGTACCCCGAGCGTTACAAAGAGGTCCTGAAAACGATGAACGATGTCGGCAGGGATGCCGCGTTCACCGAGGGCGTCAGCGTCAGTCTCAGCGGGCTCAAGAAAACAGATAAAGAGAAAAAGCTGATCCAGAGGGCTCGCTCCAGGGTCATGGCCATTGAGACCTCAGACCTCGATCCCGATGCGAAGAAGCAAGCCATCACGGATGTCATGTTTCCTATGGTCGAGAAGATGCAGAAAGCGCTCGAGGAGTCCGGTGAAGCCGAGAACAACCCGTACTGGTTCCAGGTCAAATCTGGGGCACGCGGCAAGATGTCGGATTACAACGCGATTCGCGGGGCCTCTGGGTTGGTCAACGATCACCGCAGTGAAATCGTCCCGATTCCCATCCTCCACAGTCTCAGTGAGGGTCTCGACCCCGTGGAGTACTGGGCGGGGACCTATGGGCAACGCCGCGGCATGATCGCGGTGAAGATGTGTCTATCGCTGGAAACACTGGTTCTCATGGGGGACCTTACAACCAAGCAGTTACGGGACATAAAGCCGGGCGATATGGTCATGGGTTCAGATATGCACGGCAACCTCGCACCAACTAGAGTGGTTTCTGTGTACGACAATGGTCCTCGCATGCTGATGCGCTACACGTTTAGGCGTAGTCTTTCTAAAGAAACCATGAAGTTGGATGCAACAGTCGACCATAAGATGTTATCGAGGATAGCATCCGCACACCTGAGTCGAACTGATAAAAATCTTAAAAAGAGACCGTTATCGGATGCACGTGTATTTAATGACCCGAGCAAGAATGAATACGTCTGCGCAGCTCCACGTGGGGGAGCGCTTGGGGTAGTCAGTGAGCCACGCGCTCTGTTTTACGGGGTAATGGCTGGGGATGGCTGCTGCAGCCCATCTGCCAAGTCTGCGATGGTGTCTCAGATTGACCCCACATTCATTGCTGAGCTTGGAGAATATCTTTCACCATGGGGTCTCCGAATCCATGGTGACACATCAAAATCACCATCTCATATAATTGTGGAAACTGAGTGGAAGTCGAGGAAAAGGGCCTATGACCGTGCAGGACACAAGTTCAAGGCAGGAGGCTTAGCACTTCCTCGCAGGTGGCTCGAAGAAACAGGTATGTGGGGTAAATACGCCTACAGTAAAACGATGCCAGTTAATGCGTACCGGTGGGACAATGCCTCTATGGCGGCGTTTATTGGCGGCTACTTCTCTTGTGATGGTTGTGTGTCTCAGGAGGGGACCAACGTCTGCATCAGGTTGACCTCCACGTCGGAGAATCTTGTAGCGGAAGTCAGACACCATCTGCTATTCAGGTGGGGGATACACACCACGGCGAGGCCAGTGAAAATGCGGGCGTGTATGCGGCGGCCACAAACATGTATTGCAGTGAGTTTACGTGAATCCGTAGATTTGTTTGCAAAGAACATCCCGCTAATAGGTAAAAAACGGGAAGAATTGCAGTCTGCTCTACAGAGCACGCCTGCACGGCGTATATTCCCTGCTGGGTTCAAAATGATTGGATTCGAGCCACTGGGTATGCTCCCCACCGCAGATCTCGAAGTCGAGCACCCGGACCATCTCTACGTTCTAGCCAATGGGTTGATCAGCTCGAACTCAACTGCTGATGCCGGATTCCTCAGCAAGAAGCTGGCGAATGCGGCACATCGCATCGTCGTCAACAAAGATTCTCCACCGATGACCAGGTTACCCGTGGGGTTGCCTACCAAGGTCAGCGATGCCGACAACGTCGGTGCTGTACTCGCCAAGGATGCCGGGGCTCACAAAGCCGGCGAACGCATCACCGCGGATATCCTTGAATCGTTATCCGAAGACGGGGTCGAGGATATCTTGGTGCACAGCCCGATGACGGAGCCCTCTGAGGACGGTGGCGTCTCCCGTGTCGCCGCGGGTCGTCGGGATCGCACTGATCTCAGCAATGTCGGCGATGCCATTGGGATCGCGTCTGCGCAAAGTGTTGGGGAGCCCCTCTCCCAGGCCACCCTCAATGAGAAGCACCGCCAGGGTACCATTGGTAAGAGAAACCTTCGCATGGGGTTTGAGTACCTCAACCGTGTTATAGAGGCCCCGGAGACGTTCCCGGAATCAGGTCCCCTCGCCGAGGTCGATGGCGTCGTCAAGGCGATCCGGGAGGCCCCCCAGGGTGGCCAGTTCGTTACCGTGGATGACCGCGACTACTACCTCCACCCCGACATCAATCCAGTGGTGAAACCAGGGGATACCCTGGAAGCCGGGGATGACATCTCTGATGGCGCCCCGCATCCCGAACAGCTCGTCAGGCTTCGTGGCATCGGTGAGGCCCGCCGCAGGTATGCCGAGATGCTGCAGGAGGCCCTGACCAACCACGGCATCAAGACTCACCGCAGGAACATTGAAACCGTGGTCGCCGGCCTCCTCAACTGGGTCAAGGTCACCAACCCCAATGGTGTCGGGGAGCACGTCGTCGATGATGTCGCCTCCTACAACTCGGTAGCCGGGGCCTACAAGGCCAGAGCGGGTACCAAGCGGGTAGCCCCGAACTCAGCGGTTGGGAAGTATCTCGAGGAGCCCGTGCTCCACTACACCCCGGGGACCCGGGTGACCAAGAAGGTATCCGCGGACCTCCAGAAGTGGGGGGTCAAGGATATCGATGCCCACGATGATGACCCCGACTTCCAGCCCGTGATGCAACGTGGGGTCATGGGGGTCTACAATGACAATGATTGGCAGACCAGGCTCTCCGGTTTCTATACCTCGTCAGGGTTCCTTGACAGTGTTCACCGCTCCAGGGTCTCGGATCCCAACTCGACATCCTATGTCCCCGCCCTTGCCAAGGCCACCGGGTTCGGGGATACCCTGAAGACCACAGGGGCCTATGGCACGCCGACACCACCGTCTTCCCCTGCGCGGTCCCCGCGCTAATCTTTGATGCACCGCTAGGAGCACTCACGATGCCACAAGACACCTCTGAGTCCGCGCTGGAGCAGACGTTCTCTGATCTCGCCAACGCCAGACTTCGTGATAAGTCACCTGTTCTCCTCGACTATCTCGTCGGGTTTCAACTCATTGATGCCGATGAGGATGGCGGTCGTGCAGTCGGCATGTTCGCTTTTGAGATCGGTGGTGACTGGCATTACAGCCCCGTGTTCTTCCTCAACGGGGAGATCAAGGGACTCGACTCCATTTATTCCGTGAACTCAGATCTCTTCGTTCCCTTGAGTGAAGACTGGGTTAATTCCATCATCAATCGTCGCCCCACTGTTCTCGGTGAAGCCGATAAACGCAACCGGGTCCAACGTGGTGTGCGCACCCCAGATTACAATCGTCTCCGCACATTACCCGCTGGTATTTATGATGGCGATGGTGGCGGCAGCAGTTTGTCCAAGCGGGCCTCGGCGCGTAAAGCCGCCGGTGACTGCCCCGTGGTCCCCATCCATAAGATCACGCATATCCGCAAGATCGCGGGTGCCGTGGATCTCCCCAGTGGTATCGAAGCCCTGGGTCACGATGTCGCCTCGATGTTCATGGATACCATTGTGAACCCGAAGACCGCAGGGCACGTTAAACTTGCCAATGCGGTTCGTAAGTTCTACCCCGATCTCGCCTTCGTGGTCCCCGGTGTTGTTAAACTCGCCGCGGAACAAAAGGGTGAGCCCATCACTGTGATCTCGACCATTGACCAAGAAGGCGTCGATGAACTCACCGATGCCCAACGCAAGCAGATCCTCGAAGGTGATGTCGCCGTTGTCGACAAGCGTCCTGAGATGTCGAAGTCCATTGTGTACTCGACTCAGACCAAGCAGCAGCTGACCTCACCCACCGGTGGTGGTCTCTACGATGTCCTCTACGCCAATGGTTCCGTGGAACCCACACTTGTGATCCCGATGTCATCGGATAACGGCAGGGTCTTCGTGATCCGGTGCTCCGATGAGAAAACTTGTATCACCGCAGTTGGTGCAATCTCAACACTGCGGCAGTACACTGAAACCGATTTTGCCAAGGAACTCGAGAAGGTCAGCGTTGCCGCCAACAAGGTGCGCCCCGGTGATCAAGTCATCTTCGTCGCCAAAGATGGTATCAAGACCTCGGCTCCCCTGGATGTCTTCACTGCGGTCAGCGATGACGGCATCACGACCTATAAGACCCACGGGGGTTCCACCTGGGATCTCCGCTCGATCCCCGAGCGTTTTGCTCACAAGGATCGCGGAGTCTTCGCCATCAACCGCCCCTTGGGTTACATTGGTGAGCACGACTGCGATCAGGTCATTGTCTCCGAAGCCGGAAACCGTGATCTCAAGAAAACGAACTCGACGCTGTATGTGAACTCGAAGTATTACGCCGCCGTGGTTTACGGTAAGCGTGAGGAATGCGACCCCACGAAAGACTGGGGTGACCGCGAGAAAGAACGCGTCGACAAACATCTCGAGGCCTCTGACTTCGGTGACCACAACACCATCATCGAAGTCCTCAAGAAGCAGGCCAGTGCTGTTAAAGTCTGGACCGATGAAACCGGCATCAACATCAAGGATGATTTTGGTAGCCACTACTTCGGGAAGACAGCTGCGATCAGTTATCTCATGAAGAAACATGGGTGCTCGGAATCCGACACCCGCAGCATGCTTCGTCACGCCCTCCGTGCTCCCCAGAACTGGTTGGTGAAGCAAGCGGCATCCGAGAACATGATGGCGTTCCCGGACATCAATGACACCGCCGAAGGTGGTGTCATGTCGAGTTTCCATACCACCAAGGTCCCGTATGAAACCCAGGCGCGGACCTCGCAGACCCCCGACAACCGCCAGCAATACCAATACTTCTCCCCCTTTGGTCACGGCGACGCCGAGAACGAAGGTGGCGGTGATCCCTTCCAAGCCATCGACCAAGCCGCGAAGACAGGCCAAAAAGAAGTCTTCGACTCCGCTGTCCTCGGTAGCCTGACCAAGACCCATGCCCCCGTCGAAATGATCGAACGCTTCCTGCCCACCATTGTTGCAGGTATGGACCGCCTTGGTCGTATCCTGTTCTTGATGCACTGGCACTACGACGAGTTCCAGGAAAAGTTTGGCAAGGAAGACAGTGTTGAACTCGGTGACAACCTGAAGTCGTCATTCGAGGGCCTCGGTGATCTCGTCATCTTCCTCCGCAAGCGCACGCTCTCCGGGGACCCCGAGTTCTACGGTCTCGGTATCAATTCAACCATGGACGGCTAAGGCCGTCTTCAATTTCCCAGAAAAGGAATCCGCTATGTCGTTATCCAAGTCTGCTTCAGACGTCCTCCTCAAAAAGCTGGCAGCCGCCGAGGAAGTCGATGGCGCCAATGCCGTTGACCTCGGTTTCTACGAAGCCGCCAGTGGCATGGGCCTCAGCGATGACCAGATCCGCGGTCTCGCCAAGGTTGCCCATGCACGCCTCGACGCCTTCGCTGCTGCACAGGCTGCTCAGAAGTAATCATGAAGCTCATCGGCGACATCTACGCTAAGAAATACGGGCGCTCCAGGGATATCCATGGAAGCGCTCTGTTCCGTGCGGACTGGCGCTGGGGCAAGGTCTGCGAGCTCACCGCGATGCGGGAGACCGCAGCCCGAGTCCGTCTCGAAGAGATCAATGATCACGGGGTGACCTCGGCCTACGAGTTCAAGACTTTCAGGGATCGTGAGATCGATGTTGGTGAAGACTACTCCTGTCTTAAAAACGCCTACACGCTTTTCACGGAATGCCCTGGGTTGAGATCATCCCTTGAAGCCTATCTGTTATGTTCGGACATCGAAGTCGAGGACATCCTGACCAAGTGGAGTCAAGGTGCCGAGGAGGGTCTCAAGCTAGGCGACATCTATGCCTACGCGGAGACCTTCTTTGATGTCCGTGGCATCCTGCATAAGCCTGAATGGATCTGCACACTGTTGTTCGGGGACATCCTTGGCCTCATCAGGGACGTCAATAATACCAGCCGACTCGGTGAACACCATCGCGCCGGCTGGCTCCTGGGATCCAAGATCCTGGAGACCTATGTGGACCCCATGGGGCACCTGAAGTCCACGATGCGGGGTGCCGAGCTCCGAGAAGCCCTGTCATCCCAGATCGAAGAGATCGCGTATCGTCAGACCCTGATCGCCTCGTTCTGCAAGACTCGTGGGGATGAACGCAGCTTGGAAACCATGAGATCAGTGCTCATGATGATCAAGGATCGTGCTATCCATGCCTTGGGTGGTGCGGGTACCGGGGATTCCAATGCCGATGCCGTCATGGCGTTCCTGCAAGACATCCCGTTCTCAGTGGCGAATCCTTCATTGGAAGCCAATAAACAACTCCCGGCTCGGGAGGCTCGTGTTCACGAAATGATTCGCACTGTGGACGCCACAGTGCTCGAGGAGACCACGGTATGAGCCTTGAACTCATGGGACCCCGGCGTCACGCCATTCTTATCAAAGCCGCCGAGGCCTGTGTTGACGGCATGAATGATGGCGCCGCACCCAACGCAGCGCTGCGCAAGGCCGCCCAGGAGTTCGACCTCAACGCAAAAGAGGTCGCCTTGGTCAGTCATGCCGTCAATAACTCGCGGACCCTCAGTCATCTCGCGAACTCGGAATCCGAGGCCAAAGCGGATCCCTTCCCGTTGACCAACGCTGACGAGGTCACCCAGGAACTCTTCCCGGAACCCGATGCTGAGAACAAGAAGCCAGCGAATGGGACGAGGCCAGGGGACTGCCCTGATGTCGAATCCCCGAACAAGTTACCGGGTGCCAAGAAAACTGCTGCGGAATCCGAAGGCAAAGCGGACCCCGAAGACGTCGATGACTCCTATGAGGAAGACGACGACTTCAAAGATGCCGTCAGTGATGCCGACTCCGAAGCCGAGGACGCCGAACTCTTTAAGACTGCACGTGAAGCCTTTGGTATCGATCCCATGGCGCTACGCCGTGGGCGCACCAAGATTGCGTGTGACCTCAACGGTCTCGGTGTCAGCGCTGACTTCGGCATGGAAGCCTCGAGGATCCGGGAAGCCCTGGACACCGGACTCCATGGTGTGGACTGCTCCCGTCTCGCCGACAACCCCTTTATCAAACTTCAGAACCTGAAGGCTGCCGCGGAAGCCGCGAGAACCAAGTTCTCCGAGCACCGTGATGCCGCCTTTGTCAAACTTGCTCGAATCATTGAATCCTTTGCTCGCATTGATTCCCCGGCGTTCTCCCGTGTGGAGACCCTGGCGAAACGTGCTGGTGTGGATCCCGCAACCCTGGATGTCATCTGGGTCACAGGCAGCCTCGAGAACCGGGGTCACCACAGGGCGACCCCAGCGATGAAGATCGCCAGTGATGTCATCGCTACGTGCTCACCTCGTGAGAAAGCGGTCGTCGACTCAGTCTCGACTCTGGAGACTTTGTGGAAACACGCCTCGCACTGCCTCGCCGCCAAGAATGAAGTCGATCGCAGACTCGCCGAAGCCGGTCCCTGGGTAGCCAAGATAGCTGAGGACGTCGGTGGCTACGTCAAGAATATCTCGGATACCGCGACATCACTGCCACAGGATGCCATGGGGGGTGAAAAACTCGAAGCCGTGGTTGGCGGTGCGCTTGGGAATCGTGGCAGCGGGGAATCCCCGGATTATGGAGTCTCCCCTAAGTCCCCTCTGGGTGCCGGGGGCCAACAGCGACTCAAGAACACGGGTGCCGCGGTTTCCCTGGCATCTCTGATGGATGACCCCTACATTGCACAGCGACCCATTCCAGAAACTGTTAAAGCCTTCAATGCTGTGATGTCCACGCATCCCGATGCCGACGCATCCATGATGCGCAGACTTGTCAAGGATCAGCTCGCCAGTGGTGGTGACCTCGACACCGACGTCATGATACGCCTCCAGAAAAACCGCGCAAAGGGCTGAACACATGGTAACTCGTGCTGACCACGATGCCTTTGCTAAACAGGCCGCCGAAGCCGTGTACCCGGTCTCTGATGACGAAGAGGACGAGGACGACGACAAGGGTTGGGGGGCCAAGGAATGGCTTACCCTGGCCCTGGCCAGTGGTACCCTCGCCGCAGGTCTCGGCGCCGCCTACGTGTATCGCAAGGATATCGACAAGGCACTTGGTGGCCGCATATTTGGAGACAATCGTGAGAAGGTGAATGCTTGGCTTCAGGACAACCTACCCGGGGGTTACGGAGCCTTCGGTCTAGGTGCCGGTGCTGGTGTCGCGCATAGCATGGTGCCCGCACTAAAAAGGTTGCCCGGTGGGGTGGATCACAACATCCAAACCACAGGAGGGCTCGTAAACAAACTTAATCAAGGCGGAGATGCCGCTGAACCCCACCTACGCGCCATGGGTTCACATGCTGCAATTACTGATGATAAAGGAAAAATCAAAGATCCCCTGGATTCCGGTAGGGCACTACATACGTTTACCACAGGCGCCACGGTTGACCCCCGCCATCCCCTGGCGATCCTAAATCACCAGGATCTATTTAATAAGCCTACTCTATTAAATGAGATCATCCAAGGCACTGCTAAGGGGGAGTTGATTGAAGACCCTAGCAAGAAGTCCTTTGTCAGGCGTGTGTTTGGAGGCAACAGCGACCCCGCTGCAGCTACCCGGCTGAAGAATGTCAACGCACTAAATGAGCACATGGCGGCGGCGCAACGTAAAATCGAAGCTAATAAGGCTAATGCAGCTACGGCTAATCCAGGGGCACCAATTCAGCTGACCCAGCAGGAAGACGCAGCTGATAAATTGCATAACAGGATTAAAGGGAATCTGGGGGCAAAATCGGTAAACGTACCCGGTATAGTCACTGGTGTGGAAGCCGCCAAGCGGATTGGAACCCCAGCCACGCTGGCGGGCACCGCGGGAAGGGCGCTTACGTACGGTACATTGGCATCACTAGGGTCGATGCTGGCAGAGAAGTGGCTCGGGGGTCCCAAGTGATCGCCAAGATTCTTTCTCCGCACACCTATGATTTCCAGGCCCCTGAGGTGACCCTGGTGAGATTCTCGAGTCGTGGGTTCGACAAAGAGTTGTTCATGAAGACGGCGAAGGAGGCCGGTGGTCTCCTGTTCCAGAAGGAACTCGCCGAGATGAAGCCGATCCCGGGGAAGACCATTATACACACCATCGCGGTTGGTGATGAAGAACGCTATGGCGACAACCGCAACAACGATGGCTTCAGCGAAAAAGACAACAAGACTTGTCATACCAGATTTAAGACGCATGGGCATGTCTTCAAGAACCATGACAACGATGACCCCGATAAGAAAACGGGCGACATCTTGCTCACCGGTCATAATGGACCCATGTCTCGTATCGAGTTGATCTCAGCACTCGACAACGAGAAAAACGCTGACGAAGTCCAGGCTCTCGAAGAAGGCAAGGATGTCCCGGTGTCCATGGGGTCCATGCAGGCCTACGACGTCTGCTCGGCATGTGGACACAAGGCACCTGAGGCCAAGGACCACTGTGAGCACATCAAGCACATGCTTGGTGAGATCACCAAGGATGGTCAAAAAGTTTACATGAAAAATCCGAATCCATATTACATGGATCTCTCCACGGTATGGAAACCCGCTGACCGCATTGGTTATACTTTGCGGAAGGTTGCCCTGGAACGCCCAGGAGTCCCTGGTTTTGAGGTCGCCATGCAGACCTCGATGCGGAAGCTGAACTCCTCGAAGTATGCGATGATGATGCGCCTGGCCACCATTGAGAAGCGCATCGGTGGACTCGCCCAACTCGCCGATATCGGGCCGGAACCCAAGGATCTCGACCTCGAGACCCGCAAGGAGATCAAGAAAGCATTCGAGGCCCATGGGGTCCCCGCGATGCTGAACTGGCTCCACAAGCGTGGATGCGTCCTCGGTATCCGAGACTTCGCTGACTTCGTGGTCGACATCCCCATGGCATCGATCTCCCCAGATGTTCACCTCGCCCATGATCTCGCTGTTAAACAAGGTTTTCATGGTCTCCTGAAATCAGCGGTAGAAATCAACTCTTTAGATGGCGTCGAATCCACGACCCCGATTCGTCTTGAGGACGATGTCATGGGCTCCCTGGATTACGCGACATCGATGCGCGGAGATCACCCGGCTCGTCGGGTTCTCCACGCCACAATCTCCGGTCAGCCGAATGTGAAGTTGGCCGGTGCTGGTCGTGCTCCTGATGTCACGGCGAGTAGGGGTCTTGCTGATCTCTATCTTCACTACAAAGTAGCTTTCGCCGTGCATCCCAATAACCACGCAGATGAAGCCACGCTCGGAGCCCTCGTTCAGGGCATGGCCTTGTCGAGGCGCGCAACCCCGTTACCATCACCCTTGTCACCAAGGAAGTAGCTATGACTCAAAAGACACAGCGCACGATCATGGAGGATTTAGACCTCATGATCAAACGCGCCTCCGAAGTCCCCACCGAAGGCCTCGCCAAATCCGCGAGCCCCGCTGATCCCCTGGACAGCGATAACGGCACTGAAGCCGTGAAAAAAGGTGAACAATACAACCAGAACATCGAAGAGGCCGGTAAGCATACCGCTGCCAAGGTCGATGGCGGCGCCGTGGCCAATAAGCCCGGTGCAAGTGTCGAAGCCTCCACAGAGGGTGCCACCGCGGTGTCCACTGATGGCCAAGAAGGCGGCAAAGGTGCCGACCTCGAAGTCAAAGGTGAAGCCGACAATGGTCCCGTACCCCAGAGCGAACTCTCGAAGTCCGCTGCTGAGTACATCTCAACTGGACGCAAGATTTCTGCTTATCTGAAAGCCGCTGCTGAAAGAGCACCGGTTGATGCCAATGCAGCTGCGGCCCAACAGAAGGTTGCCAGTATTCTGGGAAAATCCAACGGTCAGCCTGAAGCCGCCAAGCCCCTGACCGGCATGAGCGCATACATCGCGAAAAAGGCGATGGAAGCCGCAGGCGGCGGAGATGCCGCTGCAGGTGCTGCCGCCATCCCTGGTGGCGAACAAGGTGCCGCGCAAGCCGGAGCCCAAGAGCTCATGGCGGCTCTCCAAAATGGTGAGATCGACGACGCCCAAGCCGAACAGATCCTTCAGGAAGCCGCGCGTAGCGGTGCATTGTCCCCTGAAGACCTCCAAGAACTCCAAGCCTTAGCTGAACAAATGGGTGGAGAAGCCGGTGCTGGTGGTGGTGATCCCGCTGCTGGACTCCATCCTGGCGGTGACGCCGGGGCTCCCCCCGAGGATGCCATGGGTGGCGCGGGTCCCGCAGGTGCACTTCCCCCCGGCGGCGACGCCGGTGGTGAACTCGCCCCCGAAGACCTCCAGGCCATGAAAACTGCTGCGTTGGATGTGACCCCCGGTCACCCCGACTACCCCCAGAAGCTCCGTGTGCTCCACAAAGCCGCCCATGCTTTTGGTTTCAATTTGGCGATCAAGACTGCTCAGGAACTCGAAGAAGCCGCAAAGCATGAAGCCGGCGAAGGCGAAGGCCACGAGGGCTCCGAGGGTTCCAAGGCTGAGGAAGGCGAGAAGGAAGGCGACTCCGCTGCGCACGAGCAAGGCGAGACCCCTGCCCAAGAAAACGCCGAACATCTCCCCGGTGGTGAAGAAGCCGGTATCCCCGGTGGTGCCCCCGGCGCAGGTATCCCTGGTGCAGCCCCCACGGGTTCCCCCGTTGGTGGCGACCCCATGGCTGGACTCGAAGCCAAGACCCCTGAGGAACAAGCAGCTCTGATGCAAGTTCTCCAGGAAATGGGACTCGACCCCCAGGCCCTGCAGCAGCTCCAAGCCGCACCGATGCCCGCGATGGACAAAATCGCGAGTTACAAGGCGCGGGTCAGTGCCGCGATCTTCAAGAAGGCCGCTGCTATCCAAATCGCGCAAACCTCCACCAACAAGAAAGCCTGATCCCATGACTGGCAATGAGCTCAAGAAAGTTGCGAGCACTATCGATGGTCTCGCCTCCACCCTGGAACAAGCCCAGGGTATCATCCAAAAACAAGCCAGTGAAAACGCAGCCCTCAAGGCTCAGCTTTCCCTGGCGCAGAAAACGCAAAAGACTGCCAGCGAAGCCGACCAGGCCAAGACGGCAAATCTGCGTGGACTCGCCAAGCGTGCCGCTGCAACCCTGTTGCAAACCGGCATGATCTCGAGTCCCGAGCGTGCCGAAGCATTTGCCAACGAAGTCATGGATCACTCCAAGGCTGTCACGGCATTGCAAAAGTTTGCTGAAGTCGCCAGCCGTGCCCCGAAGACTGCCAGCGTCGTCGAGGACCCCGAAGCCCAAGTCGAGTCCTCGGACGCGGTCTGGGATCGTCATGCCCGTCAGCATATCCCCTCAGGCAACTGAACCTGTCTGAATCACCGGGACAATAGTCCCCTTCACACGTCTTCACCAAAGGAAGATTAACCATGAGTATCCCAACCAGTATGGGTGGCAAGAAGCTCGAAGTCCGTAAAGGCGACCGCAACACCTTGGTCGACTTTACCGGTCAACTCGGTGCAGGTGTCTCCATTGACGCCGGTTCTGTCTGCTCCATCAATCCCCTCACCGGCAAGCTCCGCGCTGGCCTCGACGCCGCCGATGCCCTGAACCAGCTCCCGCTGTTCGCATGGTCCGGCACCGATGTCAACAACAGTCCAGACGTCATCCGTGACGGCCTGCTCAGTGGTGCCCTGAATGCCCAAACCCGCTCGAACGTCACTGGTGGCAATGGCTACGCCATGCCCTACGCCGGTGAAGCCCGTTTCGGCACCATTGCATGGAAATCGGCTGTCGAACTCAGTACCACTGCTTTCGACTCCTCGAAGACCTATGCTCCTGGCCAACCCTTGACTGTGGTTGCCGCTGGTAACGCCAACGCCGGTGTTATCCGTGACCTCGCGACTCCTGCCACCGATATCATCATCGGTCGCGTCGCCCCCGCCGGTAAGTTCACCAGCCCCGATGGTTACGCCACCTTGGCGTTCTACCCCGTCCTGGAACTCCTCCGCGCCGGAAACACCCTGCCTGCCAGCCTGTGAGCTCGGTAGCCTCCAACCACAAACCAACAAGGAATTGAGACCATGAGTCAGAAAAAGCTGTCCGCGGCCCAGTCCAATGCTGCATTCTTCGGTATGCTCGAAAAGGGCCATATCAAAGCCGCAGCGGATATGGTGACCGACTTCACCCGCGTTCGCATCCGTGAATCCTCGTTCTTCGAGAAGATTCTGCCAGCGATCAAGATTGGGGATGACGAACTCACCCCACAACTCAGCAATGACAAGAACGTCAAGCTGGTCGAACGCGAACCCAATTCACCCGCTGCCATCACGATCCCCTTGGGTCAGCAGCCCATCCAATACTACTTCCGTGGCGATCGCTACCCGGTCTTCTTCGACCGTATCGTGACCCATAAGTTCACCAAGGATACCTCGGAACTCCGTACCTACGGTATGGACATCCGCCAGGTCATCTCGGACAACGCCATCCTCGACATGGATTTCGAGTTCGACCGCAAGATGCTGTCGGCTTGCCAAGCCATCGTCGGACCTCAGGGCGGTATCGTTCCTGAAACCGGCATCGTCCAAAACGTCAAGATCGTTGATCCCGCGGGCATCACCCGTAACTCGTTGTTCGAGATCAAAAAGATCCTGCCACGTACTTTCGCTCACTTGGACGGTGTGACCATCCTGGTCAACAACATCACCATCCATGACGTCAGTAAGTTCACCCGTGACGAAGCCGGTGGCGACCTGTCGCAAGACATGTTGGTCGACGGCTTCCAACAGAAGAAACTGATTGGTTGCAACTGGGTTGTCACCAACAAAACTGAACTCGTCGCTGAGTCCAGCTTCTGGGTGTTCGCTTCCCCCGAGTTCCTGGGCAAGTCCTATGTCCTCGAAGACACCACGATGTACGTCGACAAGCGCGCGTACAACCTGGAGTTCTTTGCTTACGCCGAACGTGGCGCCACCATCGCCAACCCCGCCGCGGTCGCCCTGGTGACCATTTCGCAGAACTGAGCCGACGGGTTAGTTTGAAATTGTAATAAGACGCCACCTGGGAAACCGGGTGGCGTCTTTCTTTGGCAGCCTACCCACCCCGACTTGTTCGGGGGATTTTCAAGCCTATCCTATCGCATCGGAGCACCCATGAAATCCCGCGAATTACTCTTCCGGGTTGCACGGAAAATTGCAGCCCACACCGACACCCCTGTTAAACCCCGGAGTGGCACCAATGCGCCGCCGCCACCCCAGCAGCCTACCCAGCCCGACACCAACGCCAAGGGTAAGATCACTCCTGCGATGGGCAATCCCAAAGCTGGCAAAAATAAGAAGAAAGCGGGAATCGTAAATAAATTCCTGGAAAAAACCGCAGCACAGTTCAAGGCAGCTGCACCTCGCCCAGGCCGTCTCGATGGCGACATCGCGTTGACCAAGTTGGCGAGTCGTCACAAGTCTGCTAAGAAGTCCGCAAAATGAATACTTCAATAGCACACACCATTGTTGTAGTTAAATATCCACGTGTTATACTTACGTGGATCAAACCAAATCGCACCCTGGGCCCCGGCGTCTACCACTTCGTAGGCGACCACCGCTGCAATATCCGGACGATGTCGCAGCGCCAGGACATCCAGCGTGGTGCCCTTGATCTCTTCTTTGAAGACGGGGACACCAAGGAGTTCTTGGTCCGCCATCTCCGCCGCTGCCAGGCCGACATCCGGGATTCCGTGATTCGCGCCGAGAAGAATGGCAGGATCCCGGAGCCCGGGGTTATCCACCCCCTCCAGGTCAATCTCAACTTCTACGCCAACCTGGCACGTATCCATGGCGTCGAACTCGCGCTGACCCCCAGTGGGGACATCACGGTGGCAGCGGATCCAGGGTCTAGCGAAGACTCCGAGATCTCAGAAGATGCTGGGGTACCCCGGGAAGACCTCGTTCAGGTGCCCTGACCGAATTGTCTCGGCGCTGGAGACTGTTCATGAAAACCGCTGAGCTCCGCCTCGACTTGAAGTCAGCGCTGACCACGTTGGTGCCCCTGCGCCCCGCGGGTCGCCTGGTCCTCGACTCCGCTGACGACCTCAGCGTGCGTTTAGTCCTCGAGTACGACTCGGAACCCCTTGTTCTCAGGGCTCCATACCCCCGTCTTGGTGTGTTCACCGAGAAGGGCGCCTTGCTCTTGAGCACGAATTACATCCCAGGTGCGGCGACCTGGGCTCTCGAGAATCCCAACGCTGGCCGGATCCCCTACCAGATCAATGGCAGCAGTCATGCCTTCGATGTCCTCGACACCCTGAACCCCATCGATCTCGAATGGCGCCTCATCGGGGTATTCGATTCCTTGACCCCCCGTGAGATCACGGCGGTCAAGGGCATCATAACTTACTCGCCTGGGAAAACTGATGCCGCACCTGGGCCAACCCCAAGTGGGGACTGCTGTGATCAGATCGGTCTCGACATCGAGTTCGAGCTCGACAACCAAGCCTATTACACCGAGTACACCTGGGATGACGTCACCGGCAACCTCATCACGAAGACGCATTACTCCGACGCCACGAAGTCCACGATTCTCTTTGTTGTCACCTATGCCTGGTACCCCAGCGATCTCATCCACGTCAAGAGGATCACGAGGGTCCGTGATGGCGCCGTGCTCACGCTCACCTTTGAATGGGCACCCCAGGACTCCACTCCTCTTTCCGAAACCTTGGTGTCGGTGACCCGCGTGCTGAACATGGGGCCGTAACCATGGCCATGAACATCATCCCAGGCGCCCTGCCTCTTATCGATAACGCCACGTTTGCTGGCCTTCCCCTCACGGAGCCCACTGAAGTGAATTACTGCGGCACCCTTGATATCGTGCTCCCCGAGGGCTTCCGTGACGCCGTGGGTGCCGACGTAAATATCTCGCATGGGATCTCGATCCCGGCGGCCTGCTTCCCCCAGCCCTTGGGAGCCGAAACCATTTCCCTGGCCATGATGAAGTGGGATGACGACTCCAGATCCTGGGGCTACTCCGACATCAACACTGGGAGTGATCCCGCGTATCCCGTTGATATCTGGCCCAGGCTCCCGACTCGGATCTCAGATGTCGTCCGTCAACTCAACATTCACTACCGACGCCCCGGTGACGAATCCAATCATCGGGCACTTGGGGTTCTCCACGCCGACGCCCTTGGGAACCGTGTCCTCGCCGAGACCGTGCTACCCTCAACCACGGTGTTCAACTTCACGACTCCAGTGAGTGGGCTCTTCATCCCCGGCCACTACGCCGTGGTGGGCTACGAGGTCGTCAGGGTTGACGTGGTATCCGGGTATCAGATCCAAGTCGTGAGGTCCCGGTTTGGGACCTCAGCGGGGTATCACCCCGATGGTGCCCCCGTGATCTACGATGCCTACTGCAACCCCTACCACCCCTATGCGGTGACCCGTGTGGATACCGTGGGGGGTCCCCGTGGTAGTGCTTATGAGAAATCTCGGTGGACCTATTTCCCTGGGGCCACCCCAGTGAACTCGATCCCGAACTGGATGCCCATTGTTGACGACGAAGACGGCGACAAGGAATCACGAGGCTTCACCATTGAGCTCACCAGAGAAGCCAACCCCAGCGCCCTCAGGGACGCCGGGGAAGTCATCATACATCTCAACCCGCTTACCACGCTCTGGGCCTGGTAGGCATTGTCAGTCCCCATCTAATCCCAAGATTTCTCGAATCGGAGATCACACGTGAAATACCCATCCTTTGTGCACAATATCACCGCGGGCACCGTTAATGCCGGGCACGTCGTCGTCGGTGAACTCGGTAGTACCCCGGCGGGCACCGTCCGTGCCCGTGCCCTCAAGTTGCTCCCCGGTGGAATCCCTGGTGAGCTCCTAGATTTCACTGGGTATGAGGTCAGCGTACCCGAGGTTGTCTTGCGTTGTTACAGCTTCGATGTTGTCGCGGCCTACGAGAACGCCAATGGTGTCGGCACCTTTGCTACCAAGTTCCCGCCTTATGAAGAACACGCCTTGCTCATCGAGATATATGACGACGCCAATGCAGAGAACAGGGCTCTAAACAAGATTGTCTTCGGTGGTGGAGAAGACCAAATCGATGCCATCACTGGGGATGACCACCGTGACCTCACCCAGATCTACAACCGTCTGGGTTCGAGCACGGTGTCCATGTGTCTCCTCGGTTTCGAGTACACGGATACCGGGGTCCCCGCCAACGATCTCATCGGTTTCTACCCCTCGCTCCAGGTCAACGGTGCCGCGATCACCGACAAGTTCCTCCATCACGCCACTATCGAGCTCTACGAAGTCGACGGGGTCTCCCCGATCTTTGTGGGCACCGATACCCCATTGTACGCCCAGCTACTCAGCGCCCCCTTGGGCAGCGGTGCCGGCGCCGTTCAACTCACGGTACCCTCGACCACTGGACTCACCGCGGGCAAGATCCTGGCCTGCGACAACGAACTCATGACTGTGGTCACCGTGGACTCCCCAACCCTGGTTACTGTCACCCGGGCCTCCCTGGGCACCACACGTGCTGCACACAGCGCTGGTGCCGAGGTCTGGATCTCAGGAGCTGATGCACGTGGGATCTTCAAGGTCGTCAAAACAGGTGCCAGTGATCTCGTCTTCGAGACCAACTACACCGTCAAGGTCTCGATTGGATGGAAGGGTGCCTCGTACATCAGCACTCATCAATTCCTCTTCCGTGAAAACGACGTCTGAGAGGTCGACATGCCAACCCTTCAGGGCCTCCAGGGTCCATTCATCCATTCGCTGGCCGCGCACAACCAGATCCCTGATGCGGGACCCGGGGGTAGCGGGCAGGACAACGTGCTCTGGCTTCCCATTGAACCCGGTGGGGTCCCGAGGACATCAGAGGTCACCCTCCCCCTGATCACCATTGGAGACTTCATCACCGCAGAGATGGAGTGGGATCCCGCTGTGGTCATCGCGGCATCCGGGCATCCCGGTGGCTGGATTACTCGATTGATCCCTCATCCCTTCTGGGGCCTGGTCACCACAGTTCACGGCCTCATCGCCCAGATCAATCAACGCCAGGGCCTCGGTGCCGTGGTCACCGGGGATATCGTGACACGATGCTCCCTCATCGACCAGAAAGCTGCCACGGTTTGGGACTTCTTCCCCGGGGCGACTCCACTGAACTCCCAGGCCAACTTCCCCTTGTTCTGGGATGACGACGGAGATTTCAAATGGGAACCCCGCGGGGTCCGCCTCACCTTGAGCACCACGCATACCCCATTGGCACTGGTGGACAGCGGTAGAATCCTGATTCGGTTGAATAATACTGGACTCGACGAGGCCCCGGCGCCGTGGTGAGCCCATTGGCGTAACCCGGATCTCCGGTATCATGTGGCGACACCACCAGTATGGAAGCAACATGGCCGATCTACCCACGAATCCAGCAGACGCCGCGGCGGCCTCTGAACGTATCATGAACGCAGCTAACCGCTTGGAGACCGGCGGGATCGTGTTCCTGATCATAGTTCTTATCCTTGGAGTCATCGCATTCTGGCTATGGTTACGCTCTAAGAAGGACGCCAAGACAGCTGAGAACAAGAAGCTCGAGATCGAGCAAGACGGGAAGACCAAGCGAGCCGAACTCATCGCGGATTCCAACCGCAGTATCGCCAAGGCGATCACGGACTCCAATGAGCTCGTCATGCGGGGGCTCCAGCGGCATGGTGCCTGCATTGAGAGCCTGGGGAAAGAGATCCATGGGCTCCGCAAGGACATGGTAGATCACGGTGCCAAACTTGAGCACCTGACGACCTCACAGGCCGAAGCGTTTACGACTTCACTGGCAGCACATGACCGCACCAGTGCGGAGCGTGATAACACCAGGGAACGCCGGCTAGACCAAACATTCAATAATCTGCAGGCCGTGTTACGCGAACTCCTCGATCGTCAAAAAGGGGTCATCAACGTCACGGACTCAATTCGCATCATCGAGGAATGCTTTGAGCGTTCAGTGAAACCTCAGGTATTCGATATTGTCACGAAATCTATTGAGAATAATAACTGGAAGAAAGAAGCCGCATACATCACGGATCGGGTCTGCAAGGATCTCAACTCGATCTTCTTTCACGCCGAACGTGGGCTCGCCAACTACCAGCTCTCCATAGATCACAAACTATTCTTTGCGAGTCACCCCGATGGCTCCTATGATGTCGTAGACCTCATCTGGGCGCTGATTCGTGAGATGCTGATAGCGGCGTCGGAGAGCTCGGATCACACCGATGAAACCGTGAAGCGCCGTGTGGGCTCCACTAGGATTCGAGTTGAAAACTGCATCAACGTAATGCTCAATGAGACCAAGCATCGGGCATCTGGGATCTACCACGACGAGGGTTCCAAGTCCACGAAGCGCTCGAACCGGCAGAGCGACGACGACCTCCCCAGCCCCCATGCGGCGTGAGAGCACAGGCTTCTCCCCGGGCAACACCGACTTAGCATCAAGACTACAGGAGATCACGAATGGCCACCGCTCAAGGTTTTGTCAAGGTTGCAGGGGTCAATACTCCCGGGGTCTACTACACCGCGATTTACTCGCGCCCCGGAAATGTAACACGCTGGCGTCGTGTGGTCCGTTTAACAGACAACGCAGGCATCTACCAGGTTGCGATCAGCGAAGACAACTTCATGGGTACCAATTGGGTCTGTCAGAACGGTGATAAACTCGTGGTCTTGTTCTGGCGAAAGAGTGACGTCACCCCCGTGGATCCCCCGGGTTCCGCGTATGAAAACCAGTCACCCACTGATGGTAGTGGAGGGGATCACCCCCTCGGCTTCAAGTATGACAACGGCGCCGCAGCGGTAGCCAACTATGCCACCGCGGATCAATTCGCCAGTGTTCTCTTCACGTTGACCGGGGATGCCTGGAACGCCACACCAGACGGTGGTGGTGTCGGCGACATCAATGGCAACATCGACCTCCAACTCAACCAAGGCCCCAGTGCGGTCATCACAGGAGTCAGCTCGGATCCACTGAACCCCACTTATATCTCTCGCGCCGTCGCCAGAATCCTCGGCAATGGTTCCAGTGATAACGAGAACAGGGTAACCGCGGGTGGGCGCACCACGGGCCAGTTCTACTCAGAGTTCTCCCAAGTCCTCTTCGAGCAGATCTCGGGTGCCCATCGTCCCAGTGGCGGTGTCCAAACCGCTGATGGCTCCCCAGTTGATGGCACCCGCTTCGCGTTCTCCGTGGGTTCCCTTTACGGGAACTCCTTTGGTACCCTGGTCCCCGGACCCAGTGGGACCCCCGTGGGTGGTGACCAAGTCGTCTACCCCGGACCCGGATTCCCCAGCCAGACCCATACCTGGAATCACATCGACAATTGGCCGGTTCAGTTGACCACCAAGGATGATGCCGGTACCGGTGCAGGTGGCGAACTCAACCCGGCGAAAACTGCGACGGCGATGTTCTACTTGCGGACCACTTACCGTGCCCCTGGTTTCGGTTTCGCCGCACGCGAATGGGCGTCCTGGAATGATCTCGTCGCCAACTCGGGTTCCCCGGTGTTCTCATCCTCGGCCCCCAACACGATTCGTGACGTCGCCAGGGTGACCCCTGCGCTCAGCGGTGCCGACAACACTCTTGTCGTCGCCGCACGCTACCAGGACGCCCCCGCGGGCTCCGTGGTCGCCCTCAGCGGAGCTGGAAAAGTTGTGGTCCGCAATGACCCCTGGTCCTCGGGGCAGATCTATTCGAGATTCACGAGTGCTATTGATCTCAACGATGCCGTGGGTGGTAACCTCACCATCAATGTAACCAACATTGGCCTCGGCATCCAAGCCGGGGATCTCGCCGCTGGTGAGATCCGTGGGTTCCTCAACATTGTCACCCAGACCCCCGCAGGTGGTGGTCTCGCGGTTCCCATTCTCCACAGCTATCCAATCGTGGCCTCGACGTCAGTGGATTCCATTGTCATCGCGGTCACGGGTTCCACGCAGGTCTACACCGCAGCGGACTGGTTCTTTATCTCCAACGAACCCGGAGGTGGCAACCACACGAGCTGGGAGTGGGAGATCAATGCTGGCGGCTTCGGATGGGAAAGCGTCGGTCTCGGCTACACCCAGCTGGGTGGCAGCGCTGTTGGACCCGGCACCACTATCAATTCCCCGGGTATCGGGCTCCATGCCTGGCCGGGTTCCTTCTTCGTTGTAGTCAATGGTGGCATGCGTGGGTGGTATCCCATCGCAAGTGTTCCCAGTGATAACCAAATCGTCTTGGTTGTGGGTTCTCCGTTACCAGGGCTTGTACAACCCTCGGACACCATCGCTATCGGATTCCCCTCGAAACCCCTGAAGTGGCCACAGAGTGTCAACGATGCCCTCGATGTCCGCGCCACCGTGAAGTCCACCAATGGGTGGTCGAACACGATCGGGCAGCCCTGGAAACTGTTTGGGGCCACCCCAGTGGTGTACACGCAGACCGGTGCAGTGGATAACTTGAATCCCGCCGCGATTATCCCCGCGCCGTCGTCGGTTCCCGGCAATGCTAAAACTTATGTCTTCGATGGACGACGTTCTTATGGTACCGATGTTTCCTGGATCCAAGGGGATCCCCTGGGCACCGATCCCGTCTTGGCCTCCGCGGGAACAATTCTGGCAGGGCATCCCTCGATTGCATTCACGGATCCCAACCTCATCAATGGTGGCCTCCGCACCGGTGGCCACGCCGTCTTGGTCCTCACCGATCTCACCGGGGCGATCACCAAGGTTATCCCCATCGTGGACATCGATACCACGAATCCCACCAAGGTCTGGTTGGATACCTCGGTCATCGGCGCCAACATCAACTACAGCGCGGGGACCCAACACTTCCGTACCGCTAATGACTACGAAATCGAAACCGGGGGCGTCCCCGCTGCGATTGCATCCTATGCCTGGGAGATCAGGTCCTCGATGACCGCGTTGCCACCCCTGGGTGTCAATGATCCCGCGTTCCCGACTTGGTGGAATCTCGCCAGGTTCGACAACTCAGGTACTGGCCCCAGCTTCTCGCACACCTACCCCCAGGCCGACAATGCGCGTAACGCCGTGGTCGCCCTGACCGTGGTCGACGAGGATACCGCCCCTGGCGGTAACGCTCCGGCGCAGGCGACATCTCGCCTCGCCTTTGTTGTCAATGTCAGTGGTGGTGGTTCAGCAACCCTGGGCGCGCGTCGCCTCGAATGGGATTAAGGAAACACTATGAGATACGACGGCCACGAGACTGTTATTGTTGGTGCCGAGTTCCCACCGGGACTCGGTGCCGTCGAGGTCCAGATCCTGAACATGGAGACCATGACACTCCTCGCGCTCTCCGATAACACGGCGCAGGAGTGTCTCCTGGATCCCGGGCTTTACACGTTCTCCTTGGCCAATGTGGTCGACCCCATCATAGGGTTCACCCAAGCCATTGTGAGATTCCGAGTCCTGTCCACCGGGGATGTCTACCGCAATAAAGTTGTGCTCCGTGGATACGTCGATGAAGTCAGGAAGACCAAGGCTCTCGTGGCAACCACGATCTAATAGGGGCTCCAGTGCTACCGATTCAGAACAACGTAGTTGTCACCCTGACGGCCCCTCTAGGGGTCTCTGGAACCGTGATCGAAGTCAGCGATGCCTCCAAGATCGCGACCCCTATCATTGTTGCCCTGGGATCCCGCCTCACCGGTGTCGAACTCATCCGGCTATCAAATAAGAATGTTGGCGCAGGTCTCCTCTTCGTCGAGCTCGTCCCCCAGAATGGCCGCGGCTTCGGGGGTACCACTCCCAAGGCATGGGATGCCGGCACCAAGTTGTGGTCCACGGTAACCGCTGAACACATCCAGGAACTTCGCATTCATGAGATGACCCCCCAGCAGCGTGCTGCACTGGTCTTGGGGTTGCGTGAGCGTGGCTACATCTACCTCGATACCCCAGGTGACACTCTCACCAGGTGGGATGGTTTCAAGTTCAACGCCGCCGTGCTCACCCATGGCGCCGGGATCACGGGGCCCAGTCGTGGGATCAAGGACTTCATTGCACCAGCACTGGATATCGTTGACTTACCATATTCCTTGGGTGATCGCTGGCTGAATACCGATGATAACATCTTGTACATCTGTGATGTCACCCCCACGGGGCAACTCTCAGACTGGTCTCCGATTTTCTCGGGATCCACGGGTCCACAGGGTCCCATGGGTCCCGAAGGCCCGCGTGGCGACACTGGACCGGGGACCCCAGGTGTCACTGGACCCCAGGGCCCCCAAGGTGTAACCGGGTTTCAAGGCCCCACGGGGATTCAGGGTCCCATTGGGGACACATCTCTAACAGCGGGACCCACGGGACCGATAGGCCCAAGTGGTCCCAGCGGTGTCTATGGACCCTCGGGGCCACAGGGTCTCCCGGGGCCTCAGGGCCCCATAGGAGTCCAGGGGCCCACGGGCCCCCGCGGAATCCAGGGCATCACGGGTCCACGTGGAGCCACCGGATCCGGATTAACTGCGCGACAGGGTGATCAGGGTCCACAGGGTGCTCAGGGGGCTCAGGGTCCCCGGGGATACACGGGACCACGTGGGATCACCGGGGGCCAGGGTCCACAGGGTTCACAGGGTTTTCCAGGTAACACTGGGCTCTCGGGTCCAGTGGGTCCTCAGGGCATCCCGGGACCCCAAGGTATCTCGGGTCCCCAGGGTGTAACTGGTATCGGCCCCACGGGGCCCCAGGGGTACACCGGGGCCGTCGGCCCCGCACAGACCACTCCAGGGCCGCAAGGTATCCAGGGGGTCAAGGGTCCGCAGGGTGCCCCTGGCGTCGACGGCCTCCCCGGAAATCCGGGGCTTCCAGGGATCCGGGGACCCCGGGGTCTTCCAGGTATTCAGGGCCCACGTGGCGACCGTGGAATGATGGGAGCGGTTATCAAGGGTCCTCGAGGTGAGCCCGGACCCACGGGTCCCCAAGGGGCCACAGGGGATCAAGGGGATCGTGGTGACAAGGGCAAAGTGGGGAGCTCAGTAACTGGTCCTCGCGGTGATACCGGTCCCATTGGCCCACGCGGCAACGATTTTGATGGACCCCCTGATGGCAGCACGGGGCCCGCAGGTATTACTGGCCCCAGGGGGGAAGATGGTGATCAGGGACCAGATGGTCCCCAGGGTCCTGACGGAACCGTACCTGGTCCCAAGGGCCCGCGTGGATTCGATGGTGTACCCGGGATAGACGGTCCTCGGGGGGATACGGGTGAGCGGGGCCCAGCGGGGCAAGATGCCAACCCTACAGTCGGCCCCAGGGGACCAACTGGCCCCGCGGGGCCACGAGGGGATCTCAACGAAGCCCAAGGTAAGCCGCTGTGTCAGCCGCATCAGCACTGTGAGAGTGATTGTGTATGTGATGGTATTTTTGGGCAAGGGGATCCAAAGGACGGCGGCGACACCCTGACCCCAGATGGTATCATCACGATGAATATGTGCACGAGCACTCTTGACGCCGTGGTATGCCATACCGCGCACCTAGGCGTCGGTGGGGTTGGGTGGTGCCCCGCTGTTATCAAGGCCTGCGTTTCTACAGGTTTCAAGTGCATTGGAGTTCTCGAACCATGCAGCCCACCTGCTGAGTGCGATTGTGACGTCACCGAGTGCCCCACCCAAAGTGGTGGGGGCTCCAGTGGTGGTTCCAGCCGTGGCTCCAGTGGTAGCGGTTCCGGATCCGGCAGCGGATCCGGTTCAAGCCAACCCAGTGGTTCAAGCCAACCCAGTGGTTCAAGCCAACCCAGTGGTTCAAGCCAACCCAGTGGTTCAAGCCAACCCAGTGGTTCAAGCCAACCCAGTGGTTCAAGCCAACC